CCTTTAGAGAATAAAAAATCCCTGCAACTATTAGTTGCAGGGATATTATTATACTGGTTAATTTGTATCTCTAAGAAATTACTTCTTGTTGAGAGCCAAATCAACAGCAACAGCGATAGCTACAGAAGCACCTACCATTGGGTTGTTACCCATACCGAGGAAGCCCATCATCTCTACGTGAGCAGGAACTGAAGAAGAACCTGCGAACTGAGCGTCAGAGTGCATACGGCCGAGAGTGTCGGTCATACCATGGGATATAATATATTCCTTTTGATACAAACCTTTATAAGTCAATGATTTACATTCTACCTACTATGTTCAATATGTTAATGATCACTATATTGGGCTGCAACTAAGGCAATAATAACCTGAATTTACTACCCAAATACTAATTGAAGTTACTTGAAGCAACTAATCAACATTCTTCTTTAAGGGAAGTGATGCAAATGTAGTAATTTAAAAAAAGAATTAAGAGAATTTTGAGAACTGTTTTTTATTAATAAAGTTTAAAATTAAATGGTAAATGAAATATTTAATAAGAATTCCATGAAACTTTAAGAAGAAAATTGTATATTTGCAGTACCTAAACCAATAATCATAAACCATTATAAAATAAGGTATTATAAGAATTGGTTAAAGTAAAACTTTAAACTAAATACAGATATTATGGTAGCAATAAAGAAGACAAGAAGCAGTGAAGAACTGAGATGGCAAGCTGAAAGTGATGCTCAGACAATGGCTAGTTACCAGGAAATAATGGGAGATAAAGCCAGAATGAACAGAGCTATCAAGGTAGCAAAGTCAAAGGCAGCAGACCTCACCAAGAGGGCAAGTGCTATGCAGAATGTAGCAAAGACAAAAACAACATCATCTAAAAGAAAGTAAGTCATGATGGGAAAGAATACAAAACAAAAACTATTTATGGATTATATTCAAGCTCCTTCTTTGAGAGAATTACTTGCAATAGTAAATAAACTCAATAAAGATTTTCCTGACAATCCAATCCTAAAAGATGATATTGTTCAGATTATGAAGAATGGTGAGGATTATATTCTTCTATATTATAAATAAGGTGTAAACTCTTTAATTCTGTAAGCTATGTCTAAACAAAGTAAATTGAATGACTATGACTCTGAACCTGTAAATTATTGCACTAAGTGCTATTCACTAGGGATTAAATATGAAGAATCTATTGGAATGGATTGCTGTTCCCAATGTGGCTGTACAGACTTCAAGACAACAAGTTTCTTTGAGTGGGAGAAACTATATATGAAAAGGTATGGTCATAAGTATGTAGAAAAGACGAATGATGTAAGGATGTCTCCAATCTTTCAGTTATCTATAGATAAGCTGAAAGCAAAGGTGTTTAATGATCCTAATTGGAGAGAGATTTGCACAGCAATGTATCCTACTTTCCCTAAATGGCTTAGTAAATTAGACTCAGTTATTCTGTTGTTTGCTAAGCTATATCGGGAAAATAGATTAGATGATTTGAAAATAGAATTAATAAACAGAAATAAAACTAAAAGTTATGGAAGAGCAGAATAAAGCAAAGCAGATTAACATGAATGTGAATGAAAACAAGTCAGAAAACAAGCAGCAGAAGCTTACTTATGAGCAGCTTAATGATGCATGTAATCAGTTATGGCAGCAGAATAAACAGCTTGTTGCAAGAAACAGAGAGTTAGAGGCTTTTGCTATGAATAAGAGGCTTGATTATCTTTTCAAGGTATTGGAACTTAGCAATCAGTTCTCTAGTGACTTTGTAGGAAACTGTGCTACTGAGATAGAACAGGCAATGACTATTCCTCAGGATACAGAAGAACATAAGAAGGAGGATTAATATGGAGAATGATATCAACACTAGGGTACAGGAAAGACCTACACTTCCAAAGCCAAACAATATAGTGACTGTTCCTATATCTGTTGGTATTGATTTCTTCAGATGGTGGTGTATTTTCCTAAAGTCATTCATTAGTCTTACTCCTAGGGAATTGGATGTAACTGCAAGTTTCCTCAAGCAGAGATGGGAACTTTCAAAGAGCATTGATGACCCAAGTATCCTTGATGAAATGGTAATGAGTGAATCTACAAAGAAGAAAGTTATTGATGAATGTGAAATCACCAAGCAACACTTTTATGTAGTAATGAGTAATCTCAGAAAGAACAAGGTTATCCTTAATGATAAGATAAACTCTCGTTTGATTCCTAATATCAGAAAAGATGATAATGGATGCTTCCAACTGTTGATACTATTTAAGGATAATAGGAAGAAAGCATGACCTACGATGAGATTATATCCAAGGTAGCTGAAGAGCTAGATCTCCCTGTAAGACTGGTAGACAGAACCTACAGAGCTTATTGGAGATCTATCAGAGAACATATTACTTCATTACCTCTGAAGGAAGACCTTACTGATGAAGAGTTTCTTAAGCTTCAACCTAACGTGAATATTCCTTCCATAGGTAAGCTTCATGTTACTCTTGACAGATATAAGAGAATGAAGAAAATGCAAGAAATTAAAAATCAATTAAAACAAGATAAAGATGTTACACATAACAGAAATTAAGCCTACATATAATCACTTGTTGATTACAGGTGATGCATTTGAGAAAGATATGATTCAAGGGGGAGTTATAGTTGCCAAGAAAGGAGACTTGAAGCTTTGGCAAAAGGTAGTAGCCATTGGTCCAAGTGTAAGAGATGTAAAGGTTGGAGATATGGTGATGATTATTCCTGACCACTTTGCCATAAAGAAGTATAATAAGAACTCTGTACAGAATGATTTGGATAATAACCCAATCCTTACCTATAACTTCCCTTTTGAGACTATAGATGATGAGAAGGGCAATCCTCATGAATACCTCTATATCTCTGACCAAGATATTAGATATGCTTTTAAGGGATACGAGAAAGAGGAATCCCTTATTGTTCCAGGAAAGAAGATGTTGATTGTTTAGTTAGTTTTACATTGTTTTTTGTGTAGAAGTTAGTTATGGAGATTAGCTCAAGTCTTTTTAGGCTTGGGCTATTTTTATTTTATCTTAGGAAGAATGTTAGGTTATTGCCTACACCTTATTATATATATACTTTTGCTGAAATAAGAGTAGAAGTATATGGAAAATGTAAAGTTTAATAAATGTCAGACACCCTTAGAGGATTTACATCTGGAGAAATACCCTGCGGAAGTACAGGAGCAATTCTGGGATTTTCTCAACAATGTTCCTTTTATCAGGTGGATGGTATCTCCTGACAGACCATTGGTATCAGAGTTACCTAGAGATAATGAAGGTAGAGCAATCATTGACATTACTCATCCCCCAATCCTTGAAGGTAGTGATTATTTCAGACCATCTGCATTGGCATTCAAAGCTAATAAGGGTAGATATACTACATTAAGACCAAATGCTAATCCAAATAGTGACTTTGGCAAATGGCTATATAGTCAAAGAGAAAGAGGATGGAATGGATATTGTAACCCTACTACTGGTATGTGGGTAACAGGAGATTACTATTGGATGTTGAACTTCTGTCCTATGCATCTTGTAGAGAATGAGAATGGTATAGATATAAGAACTGTAGCTCATCCTAGATTTTGGGATGGTCAATTCCTGATGTCTCATTACTTCTTGCAGGCTAGAACACATGGTCATCATGCTGCTGAATTGGCTAGCCGTGGTAAAGGAAAAACGTCTTTTGGTGGAGGACTTCTTGCCAAGAGATGTATTATAGGAGAGTCTGAGAATAATAAGACAGAAGTGCAGTGTATGGTTACTGCTGTAGATAGAACCAAGCTGATGGATACCAATCAGATTCTTAGAGTATTCAAAGATAATTTGGATCACTGTGCTAAATATACTCAGTTTGCTTCTCATAGACTAAAGTCTTCTGACCAAGAGATGGAGTGGAAGATGGGATTCAAGAAAGCAGGTAGTGAAGTAGAGTATGGCAGTAAGAATTCTGTATCAGGTATTATTACTGGCATTAATCAGGATAAGTTGAATGGTTCCCGTGGTGTGCTATATCTTATTGAGGAGGCAGGTATCTTTAAGAATCTTACCAGTATGTATAACATGATTAGACCTTCTGTAGAACATGGTAGTAAAGTCTTCGGGGAGATATTTGCCTATGGTACTGCTGGTGATGATCAATCAGACTTTACAGCCTTTGCAGAGATGTTCTATTCTCCTGAGGGTTATAACTTGGAGCCTTTGGATAATGTTTTTGATAAGGAAGGTCAGGGAAGAAAGAAGTGTTGTTTCTTCTTTCCTGCATATCTTAACTATGATGAAAGCTGTATAGATAAGAATGGTAACTCTGATGTAAGTAAAGCCCTGCTGATGATTCTTTATGATAGATACAAGGTAAAGTATGGTACAACAGATATTAATACTATAGTTAAACGTATCTCTCAGTATCCTATAGTACCACAAGAAGCTATGCTCAGAAGTCATGGTAATATTTTCCCAGTGACAGAACTTAATGAGAGATTGAATCAGCTGGATAATGATCCAAATACTTTTGATGATGTGTATGTTGGAGAGTTAGTGCAGGATAATAAGACTGGTGAAGTGAAGTTTAATCCAACTATAGACTTACCTATCAGAGACTTCCCTACTAAAGATAACAAGGTTAAAGGCGCTCTTGAAATATTAGAAATGCCTAAGAAGAATGGTGAAGGTAAGATACCAGCTGGTAGATATATCTGTTCTGCTGACCCTTATGATGCAGACTGCTCTAATACTATGTCCTTGGGTTCTATCTTTGTGATGGACTTATGGACAGATATGATAGTAGCAGAGTATACTGGAAGACCAACTTTTGCAGAGGATTTCTATGAGATATGTAGGAAACTATGTCTCTTCTATAACTGTAGATGTATGTATGAGCAGAATGTTATGGGTATGTTCTCTTACTTCAGTTCTCATAATGCTACTCACTTATTGGCAGAAACTCCTGAATACCTTGTACAGAGAAATATGATTAGTAGCATTGGTTATGGCAATAAGTCTGTTGGTATCAGAGCTACCACACCTATTATTAATGGAGCTTTCAAGATGATTCAGACTTGGTTGAGAAAACCTATTGTTATCATAGAAACAGATGCAGACGGTAATAACAATGAAGTAACTGTGCCCAATCTATATAGAATTAAAAATAGAGCATTACTAAAGGAACTTGTACTGTGGAATCCTCAAGGTAACTTTGATAGAATTATGAGTCTTGTACAATTAATGCTCTATAGAGAAGAGAAGATGGTACTTTATCATGGTGACCTAAAACATACAGAGGAAGTAAGCTCTGGTATGGAGAAGGATGACTATTGGGATAAGAACTATCCTGGTAAGAAGAATTGTGCAATAGCAGTAAAAAGTTACTACTTGTAAACTAGGAAAGGTACTTGTTTAAGTGCCTTTTTTAGCATATCTTAGGGTCTGTGTAAGATATATATTTGACACTTAATATTTCTTTACTTTTGCAATAAAAGAAGATTGTAGAACTAAAAGAGAAGAAAAGTATGGAAGCATTAAGTTTTGATAATATCTTAGGTGAGCAGGAGATTGATACTCTCTTTACTGACCCAGAAGATAATGATGTTCAAGATGAGCATACAGAAGTAGAAGAGGAGGAAACAGATACTCCTGATTCTGATGATAAAAAACAGAAAGAAAAAAATAAGACTACTGAGGTTGTGGATCCTGAAGATTTGTTTGAGGATAAAGCACCAGAGAGCGTAGGTAGTGGTAAAGATAATGAAGGTAAGGAAGATACTGCCCCTGACAATGATGCAGATGGCACTTCTCCAAATAACTTCTACTCTTCCATTGCCAATGCCTGTGCAGTGGATGGTATCTTCCCAAACCTTGATGATGAGACTATTAAGAAGGCTGTAGATGCAGAGTCTTTCAGTAATTTGATTGAGGCAGAGATTAATGCCCGCTTTGATGAAAAACAGAAGAGAATTTCCCAGGCTCTTGAAAATGGAGTAGAGCCTACTGATATTAAGAACTATGAAGCAACCCTTAATTATATCAATACTATTACTGATGCAGCTATTGCAGAGGAGAGTGAGAAGGGTGAGAAGTTGAGATACAGTCTTATTTATCAGGACTTTATCAATAAGGGAATGACTCCTGACAAAGCAAAGAAGTTTGCTGACAGGACAATAGATGCAGGTACAGATGTTGAGGATGCAAAGGAAGCCTTGCTTAGTAATAAGGAGTTCTTCACTGGAGCTTATAACAAGATGCTTCAGGAAGCTCAGCAGAAAGCTGATGAAGAGAAAGCTGAAAGAGAGAAGAATGCTAAGGAGTTGGAGAAGGCTCTTATGAAGGATAAGCAGTTGTTTGGTGATATGGAGATTAGCAACGATATTCGCAGGAAGGCATTTGATTCTATTTCCAAGCCAGTGTACAAAGACCCTGAGACAGGCGATTATATGACTGCTATTCAGAAGTATGAATCTGAGCATAGAGCTGAGTTCCTCAAATATACAGGTCTCATCTTTGCAATGACCAATGGTTTTAAGGATTTTGATTCCTTTGCTAAAGGTAAAGTAAAGAAAGAAGTAAAGAAAGGTCTTAGAGAACTAGAACAAACCCTAAACAATACTAGGAGAAACAACGATGGTAGCCTTAGAATGGTAACTAACCAGAAGGATGACCCTAACTCTTTTATTAGTAAGGGAATGAAGCTTGATTTGTAAGACCATGTATAAGATAAGATTTGATTATAAATGTTTTAACTTTTTGATAAAATGGCTGGAAAATTAAGTAAATTTCAGAAGCAGACTTTCAACCATTGGATGGGTACATCCAAGAATAACCATCTTGGTGGTATCTTCCAGTTGCAGCCTCAGAAGGCAACATCTCTGATGGTACAGCTGCTTGCTTGGTATAAGGGTAAAACCCTTGATACATTCCTCTCACAGTTCCCTACCAAGACTTTTGACTCTGATGAAGAGTATACATGGGATATTATAGGTAGTGCTACCAGAAATATTCCTTTGGTAGAAGCACGTGATGCTGATGGTAAGATTGTAGAAGCAGGTGGTGATAATGTAGGTGTGAACGGTGAGCCTTTCTATTTGATATTTGCTGAGGATTGGTTTGCTGACCAGGAGGTTATTGTTGGTGAACGTAATGAGGTTTATCCTATTAGGGTTCTTGCCAATGGTAGAAATGAAGGTACTAATACCTTGTATAAGGTAGAGTTAATGGGTGGTATTACTGCTGGTATACCTGTAGATGAGTTGCTTCCTGGTAAGCGTTTCTCTGTAGAGTATGCTCCAGTAGAGAGGGAGTTCTCTCGTAAGGCAGGTGATATCCGTTTTGCTAGCCCAGTAGCTATGAGAAATGAGTTCTCTACTATTAGAATTCATCACAAGGTTTCTGGTGCAATGCTTGGCAAGAAGGTAGCCTTTGGTATTCCTGTAACACGTGAGACTAATGGTCGCTATGTTAAGGATACTGTAAATATGTGGATGCATGAGGTACAGTGGCAGCTTGAACAGCAGTGGAATGATTATAAGAACAATGTTCTTGCATTTGGTCGTTCTAATAGAAATATGAATGGTGAGTACCTTAACATTGGTAAGTCTGGTGAGGTTATCCGTATGGGTGCTGGTCTCTATGAGCAGATGGAAGTATCCAATACTATGCCTTATAACACATTCTCCTTGAAGCTTATTGAGGACGCACTCTATGAGTTGTCAGCAGCTAAACTTGATATGAAGGATAGAACCTTTATCATTAAGACTGGTGAGCGTGGTGCAATCCAGTTCCATAAGGCAGTGCTTGATACTGTAAGTGGTTGGTCTGCATTTACTATCAATGGTGATCAGATTAATGTAGTTAAGAAAACTCAATCTCCTCTCCATGAAAATGCACTTTCAGCAGGCTTCCAATTTACAGAGTTCTTGGCACCTAATGGTGTAAAGGTTAAGGTAGAAGTAGATGCTTACTATGATGATCCTGTAAGAAATAAAATTATGCATCCTAACGGTGGTCCTGCATTCTCTTATAGGTATGACATCTTTGATATTGGTACAATGGATCAACCTAACATCTTCAAATGTGCTGTCAAGGGCATGGAAGGCGATATGACAAGTTATGAGTGGGGATTGAGGAATCCATTCACTGGTCAGATGGGTAACCCTAACATGAGTCATGATGAGGATTCAGCAACCATTCACAAGATGACTACCACTGGTGTATGTGTGCTTGACCCTACAAGGACAATGAGTTTGATTCCTGCAATTCTTGTAGGCTAAACTATAAAAGCAGTAGTGAGGGAAAAGCAGTTTCCCTCCTGCTTGCTTTAAAATATAATAAGGTAGAAGAACAAAAAAATAAGGGGAAGTTAAAATGGGAAGACCAAAGAAAGTAGAAGGAGGTTCAGATATGGATAATACATTAATGGAAGGTGTAGAGATTGATGTTACACCACAGGAGGAAGTTAGACAGGAGATTCCAACACCTAAGGAGGAATCTGTACAGACAACAAGAAAACCTATAGCCCAGCAGTATTATAGTAATGAACCAGTTAATTGTTTGAGAAATGAGAAAATCATTGTAAGGTTTGTTCCAAGTCCTACAGCAATGGTTCAGAGAAAGGGACATATTCTGTATGGTGGTATGGCAGAGAATGCTACAAGAAGCTTTGTAGTGCCAAGACTCAATAAGACAGGTATGTTCAAGAATGTTCTTACAGATAGTGAGAAATCCTTCCTTGAGAGGGTTATGGGTTTGGAAATCAATGCTCTCAGTATCTATAAGAAAGAGAATAACTTCTGGGATGACAGTAATCCTAATGGTATTGGTAGAGTAACCTTGCATAAGCAAGATAACTACTTTGACCTTAGTATCCCAGAGCAGTATATCCAATATAAGATTCTGCTTGCCAATAAGGATCAGATTGCTTCATCTATGGAGGAATTGGAGAATAGACCAAAGGCAACTTATCAGTTTGTCATTATCTCTGAGGGTGCAGAGGCACAGAAGAATCTCAGTAGGATGGATGTTACAATGGAGTGCTATACAGAGTATGGTGCTGTCAGAAATGATAAGGATACTCTCAAGACTATCATTGAAATTCTTGAAAAAAGACCAGTCAGTCCTAGTGTTAAGATTGACTACTTGCAGACTAAGATTAATGAGTATATTCAGGCAGACCCAAGGAAGTTCCATTCTGTCATTAAGGATGAACTCCTTCCAGCAAAGGTTCTTATCAAGAGAGCTGTAGAGGCAGGTTTGGTAGGTACTAAGAATAATACCTATTATCTCCGTAAAGATGGTTCTGCTCTTTGTGAGATGAATGAAGAGAGTACTTTAAACAATGCTGCAAGATATATCAGTAATATTAAGCATACAGAACTGAAGTATATGCTTGAAGCACAGTTGAAAGAAGAATAAGTGAATTTGAATTTATCATACATGGAGTCTAAGGGAAGGAGGTGAAAGCCCTTCCCACTTCCTTTAAAACTATTAAGATATGTCAGTAGAAGAGATGGATAATATGTTTGATGTGTTGTATAACAATGTAACATCAAACCAAGCACCAGGATTAAATGCCTATGAAAAGAGTGTCTTTCTTACCAAAGGTCAGGATGAAATTCTGAAGAATTACTTCAATCCAAAGAGTAAGGGAAATACCACTCAGGATGGTTTTGATGGGAGTGCAAAGAGACAAGTAGATTTCTCAACACTTATTCATACGTGGAGCAAGGAGAGTGACTTTGATGTGTCCCACTTTGACCCTAGAGACAACACCCAGAGTATACTATTACCAGCAGAAATAATGTTTGTTATTAATGAAATGGTGACAGTTATAAGGAATACTAAATCAGTACTCTTACAGGTAGTTCCAATTAAGTTTGATGAGTATTCAAGGTTGATGTGTAAACCTTATAAGAGACCATTGAAGTATCAAGCATGGAGACTTACTAATAATGATTCATCTAATAGCGCAGATATTATCATAGGACCTTCAGACACTCTTTCCAAATATACTATCAGATATGTAAAGAGACCAACTCCAATCATTGTATCAAACCTTGATGGTCTTTCAATTGAAGGCAAAGAAGATAAGTTGGAATGTGAGTTAGATCCTATTCTTCATGAAGAAATACTTCAGAGGGCAGTAGAACTTGCTAAGATAGCATGGACTAATACAGGACAAGATAACTTACAGGCAGTAATGCAGGCAGGTCAGAGAAGTGAATAATTTTAATTCTTATAGAGATGACTAGAGAAGAGTTTTCAAATGGATTTGATACTATGCTGAATAGCTATAGTGCTTCAGCTATGTTTGGTGAGGAATCTACCAAACAATCTGTATCACTTGATGAATATGAGAAGTCATTGTTTCTGACTAAAGCACAAAATGAAATAGTCATTAGTCTTTATAGTGGTAAGAATCCTTATGGAGATTCTTTTGAGAGTACAGAGGAAATGAGAAGATATTTATCTAACCTTGTAGCAGAAAAGTATTTGAAACCAATAACCAATACCAGTGGTACTCCATTGGGAATTACAAGTACTTCCACATTCTTCACTCTTCCTGATGATTTATGGTTCATAACCTTGGAATCAGTAATACTTGAGAATAGTAAATGCAAGAATGAAACTTATATGAAAGTCTATCCTACTAAACAGGATGAATATCAGATTATCAAGGATAATCCATTTAGAGGAGCTAATGATAGGAGAGCTTTAAGGTTAGACTTATCAGAAGGTAATGTGGAGATTATCTGCAAGTACTTAATTACAAGGTATTATATAAGGTATATCAAGAAGGTTCCTCCTATTATACTTACTGACTTACCAGATAACTTGACTATTGAGGGAAAGAGAGAAGCAAGTAATTGTATATTACATGAAGCTCTTCATCAGAAGATTCTTGATAGAGCAGTACAGATAGCTCTTCAGAGTAAGGGTTATAGTTTACAAAGAGAAAATAGAGATAATTAATACCTACCTATTTTGATGGGTTTATGTTTAATTTAATACATAATAAAAATGAGTGTATTTTCAACAAGACAGAACAGACAGTTCTATGTAGCAAACAAATTGATTACTGGTGCCACTGCACTGGCTAACAAAGGTGAGATGAAGGTAAAGAGTATTGGTGACATCGAGAAGGAAGTTTACTTTGAGGTTCTTGGTCCAGATACAGTTCTTAAGAGTGATTATATCCAAGTAAAGAATATCACAGCAGCTAAGGCTATTAAGGCTACAGCTATGGAGACACCAATGAAGAAAGTATTAGTTACCTTGGATTCAAGTGTAAATTCAGGCAAGCCTATTGCAGGTCAAGACTATATCCTTCGTATTAATCTACGTCAGTTCTATGGAATGAGTGACCAAGATCAGTATTTTAAGGATGCTGCTGTACATGCAGTAAAGGATATGACAGCTACTCAGTTTTACGCAGCAATGGAGAAGGCACTTAACCTTTGCTTCTCTCGTGAAGTAGGTGCCAATGTAAAGAGTAATCCTTATCTTGCATTTAGTTCTAGTGCATCAGGTCTTGTCATTGAGGAAAAGCCTCAGTCATGGCACCTTGGTACAGAGGCACAGGAGAGAGTATATTTTGATGTAGTTCCTACAACTATATATGATGGTACTACAGACCTTATCTGGGGTAAGGCAGTTGAGCAGACTGCTACCACTAAGATTGGCAATGGTAAGAAGATTGCTGATCTTGAGTACTTCCTCCTAGGTGAACGTGGTGACCAGTATAGAAAGATTGGTTACCCTAATGATGTAGAGACTGTAGGTATGGTAGACCCTACCAAGACCTATGATGTCTTTGAGATTCATTATGCTTTCACTGATACAGGTGTAAATAGCTATAGGTCAGAGAAGGATATTACCATTGCTGTTCCTACAGCAGTTAAGACATCTACTGATGGTGGTGGTGCTGATTATACAGTTATCAATGCTATAATTGGTGCATTCAATACAGCCACAGGTCTTAATGTAGCCACATTGAAGTAATATACTTTTTTGAGTCATACTTTATATTAGAGGGATTGGGGAAATGTATCCCTTATCCCTCTTTTTGTTTCATTAATAAAAGAAAATATATGGTTATCTTTGATCAACTCAGAATATCTGATGATGGAAAGAGAATGTATATCAATGCTCATGTAAACAAAGCAGATTACTTCAATGATATATACATTGACTCTATAGTCATTCAGACAGCAGATAAAGTATCTGAAACAGACCCTGGACTTCCTACATCAGATTATGTCTATACCAAGAAGGTTGAAGGGAATGCCAAGGAACTTAACTTGGTACTTGAAGCTTCGGACTTTTCTAAGTCTTGGGAGTCAGACTCTAAGGATATTGTATTTAATAGAGGAGATATGAGTAATACTCTATTCTTTGTCTATATTAAATGTAAAGGTACTCCAGATTCCTGCACTCCTTGCAGACTTGATGAAGAAACAACTCTTGGTGTAGTTTTTGATGAGAATGTACTGCATCAGAAGGTTATGGACTATACAAAGGAGTTAGTTGCAGATTGCAGTGTTCCTACAGCATTCATTGATTTCATTCTTCAGTGGAATGCTTTCAAGGCTGCTATAGAGACAGAGCATTATATTCCTGCTATCAAATTCTTCAATATGATGTTTGATAAAGTAGGAAAGTCCAGTCAAAGTAGAACAATTAAAGCTTGTGGTTGTAATGGGTGATATATTGTTGGAAGCATTGACTAAGTACTATCATGCTCTGGAAGTAAAAGGTTATATGTCAAGGACTCATAGTGAAAAGCTGTTGGTTATAGCTTTCTATTGGGACTTTATGTACAATGACTACAGAGCCTTGCTTAGTAAGGAAGATTATCGTCTTATAGAGAGAGCCTTAGACTGTATCTATGGGACTAGTTGTTTAATACCTTATCCAGATTATTTGAAAATGGGAAAATTACATTTAGGTGAAATGACAGAGATGGCTCAGAGAGTCAAGACTCTTGAAGAGACTGAAGTAGTTAAGGTTATTCATGACCTAGATAGTGTAAATAGTGATATTCAGTCTGATGTTCTTATTATGGCTGAGGAGTAATATCGAATAAGGGGTTTACTTAAATCAGTAAATAGTTTCTTTAATATGGCTCAGAGGTTAGTTAAAAAGAACTACCTTTGAGCCATAATTAATAATAAGAAGATATGTTAGTTAAAGAAATTACTTTTATGTGTCTTGATTTGGCAAAAGCCAATTCTTCTGATGATAGCTTTTGGACAGAAGAGCATGTCATCTTTCTATTGAAAAAATATAGAAGCTTCTTGATTAAGAAAGAGCAGGAGAAGCAGAGAGCTACTACTGATATAGTCTCAGAGTTTGAATATCAGCAGATATGTTTAGACTTAGAGAAAATACCTGCTATAGATGGAGAGCCTTGTACTGGAGGATATTATCTCAGAACTACCAAGAAGATTCCTAAGATACTTGAAGGTAATCAGCCTAGAGTATATCCTATAGACTTCTATCAGGGAATCAATATCAGTTATGTTCCTAGAGATAGAATGAGGTATATAGGCACTAATAAGTTCCTACAAAATATCATTTATGTATCATTGGGTCCAGATTTACATCTATATCTCAATAGTACCAATCCTCAGTTTTTATATTTGAAGAAGTTAAGAATGAGTGCTGTATTTGAAGACTTTGATGAAATATCAAGTTATCTTTGTGATGATGGTGATAGTTCTACGACTTGTGATGTGTTGGATGAAGAATTTCCTATTAGAGAGTACCTGGTTCCCACATTGATAGAGTTAGTAGTTAAAGAATTAACTTCTGCTAAATATCAACCAGTTGATGAGCATAACAATGCCAGTGATGATATATCAAAGGTATCAACTAAACAGAGTTAAGGATGGACTATAAGGAATTTGAGAAGACTTTACATGACAGAACTCTTCCTAGGAAAGTTAAGGTAACTAACAGTTTTGGGGTGTATGACTGCTATAAGTATATACGTAAGCATCAATGGTATGATATTGGTAGACCTTTGAAGGAACATGAGTTCTATAGCATTATTAGAGGAATCAATGATTTACTCGCAGAAAACATTGCCAATGGTAAGGAAGTTACATTTCCTAGCAGAATGGGAGGCTTGGAGCTTAGAAAAATACAGAGTGGTGTAAACATTGTAGATGGAAAACTTAAGATTACCTACCCTATAGATTGGTTAGGAACTACTAAACTTTGGTTTGAGGACTTGGAAGCAAGGAATAACAAGACTCTTCTTAGGAATGAAATAAAATATATATATCATGTAAAGTATAATAAGTTCTGTGCCAACTACACTAACCAATGCTTCTATGAATTTAAACTAAATAGGTTCATTAAGCTGGCACTTAAAGAGAATATTAATAAAGGAAAAATAGATACACTATGGTAACAAATATACAATATACCAACATCAGAAGAGTATTGGATGACATTACAGATCATCCTCTTCTAAGGGATGTAACTCTGGAGCAGGTAATTAGACATACTATCCGCTTTATAGCCTTACATGGTTATCCTCAGCTTTATCAAGATAAGATAGAAACTGTAGATATTAGGGACTTTAGAGGACTTCTCCCTTGTGATTTGATTTCCATTATCCAAGTAAAGGACTTAGATACTGATGTCTGTCTTAGAGCTATGACTGATACCTTTACTCCAGGGTTAAGACCTAAGCCTGATATGAGGAATCAGCCTAAGGATTTACTGGATAATATGAAGCCTCCAGTAGATACTTATATACCACCTATGCAGGAATATAGAGAAGAACCATCTTTTAAGACCCAAGGAAGGATTATCTTTACTTCTTTTCCTGAGGGTAGAGTAGAGGTAGCTTATAAAGCAATTCCTATAGATGAAGATGGTTTTCCTTTGCTGATAGACAATGAAACTTATCTTAATGCCTTAGAAGCTTATATAAAGGTAAAAGTGTTTACTGTTAAGTTTGACACAGGGAAAATACAGGCAGGAGTACTCAGTAATGCTCAGACAGAATATGCTTGGGCAAGTCATCTCTTACAGTCTGAAATGTTAACACCTTCTATGTCAGAGATGGAGTCAATGACAAGATATTTAAATACATTGATTAAGCCAGTAAGACAGTTTGATAATGGCTTTAAGGATTTAGGAAATCGTGAATATTTAAGGAAACACTAATATGGCTAAGAAATATATAAATTGGAAAACAAAAGGTATGAACAGAGACATGTCTGTTTCTGCCTTTAATCCAGAGTTTGCCTTTGAGAATGTCAATCTTAGATTGTCAACTAATGAAGGAAATACCACTATGTCATGGGTGAATGAAAAAGGTACTAGGAAGATGATCCTTCATATAGATGTAAGTACTTGGTTTCAAAATGCAGGGTTCCATTCCACTATATCAGGTATTCCTGTAGGTACAGCAGTAATTAATCATAAGTTAGTTATTTTCTCTACCGATGATGATGTAAATTCTTATATTTATGTATTGGAGAAATCAAAGAACGAAGAGTATGATTTGGAGGGAAAGCTGCTCTATTGGGGTAATTTAGGCTTTAATACTAAATACCCTTTAGAGACACTTGTATCTTATGAATCAGAAAATATCCAAAAGGTTTATTGGACAGACGATATAAATCAGCCTAGGATGATCAATATTGCTGGAATCATTCAGACTGGTAATGATAGTCAGTTTGATTTTATTCCCAAGTTACATCTTAATGAGAGCATACAAGTAACTAAACTATTAGGTTCTGGTGAGTTCTCTCCTGGGGTTATACAATATGCCTTTACTTATTATAATAAGTATGGTCAAGAAAGTAATATCTTCTATACAACACCTTTATATTATATATCATATAATGACAGAGGTGCCAGTCCTGAGGGAAAGGTAAGTAATAGTTTTGAGATTAAGATAACTAATGTTGATAAGAATTTTGACTATATTAGAGTATATTCAATACATAGAACAAGTTTAAACACTATTCCAGAGGTAAGAAGAGTTGTTGACATAGCTCCTTCAACAACAAAGATAAAGTATACATTTGTTAGCTATGAGATTAATCTACCAGCTAACAAGATAACTATGTATAAAAAAGGAATTGGTGCAGAAAAGACACTTGATCAATATGAACCTTCAAACTCAGAGCCAAACTATAAGTCATGGACATTCGATACTGATGAATATTTTGGTATAAACTTGGATGGAGACTATTTAACTTGGAATACAGGTACAACATTCATTATTACTATTACTAATGGAAATAAGGCAAGTATGCAGTTGACTAACAATGGTAATATGACTGGTACTCTCAGTACAGCTAAGGCTAATTACATTGACAATGGCTTATCAGGAGATACTATAGACCCTACAGAGTTGTTATATATAGGAGGAGAAGAAGTTATATTTGGTACAATGGATCAGAAGGACAATACTTTGTTCCTTGGTGACATTAAGCTTAAGAGAAAAAATATTGATGATACCATTAGAAGCTATTTTAAAGGTAATAAAAATATTGCTTTCAGTACTAATATTAAGAACTTAGAGTCTCCAGAAGCTAAAGGCTATTACCCATACACTAATCAGCTTAAGTTAAACTCTTATCAGTTCAAGACATTCAAGTATTTTGAATATTATAGATTTGGTATTCAAGCTCAGCACTATACAGGTAAATGGTCTGAACCTATATGGATTAATGATGTTAGAAACACTACACACATAGATACTACTTTCTATGATAATAAAAGTATAGGATTACCAGTAGCTACCTTTACATTAAGTGATTCTTCTATTATTAAGAAAATGCTTGATGATGGGTATGTTAGAATAAGACCTGTTGTAGTTTATCCTACTATTAATGATAGAGAAGTTATATGTCAAGGCATTTTATGTCCTACTGTATATAATGTATCTGATAGGTATGGCAACTCTCCATTTGCACAGTCTTCTTGGTTTATAAGACCTAATATTCCTTTTGATATAGGAAGTTCTTTAAGTACAGACTATCAATATGCTAATGGTAGAAGAGGAGATTGGAGACCATTAAGTAATCTTAATATAAAGGATGAAATTGATTTATATTCAAGGGCAGGAATATTATATAATGGAGCTAATACATCAGAAGAAAGAGATACAGATATAGCAAATAACATTGATGTTGTAAATAAAGGAGTTAGATTAGAGTTTAGACATAATAGACCTATTCCTAGTAATGAACAAAGAAATGCGGAAATACAGTGTATTTATAATCCTCCAGATTCTCCTTTTGTGGATAACAAAACAAATAATAATAATGTAACTGCATTAAATTGGGTAAATAATAATGGTGAAAATTATTATGTAGACCAATCTATATTAACTTTCCATTCACCTGATATAGAGTTTGATACTGAAGTAAGAAGTCTTGATACATCTAATTTACAACTTAGAATTGTAGGTATGGTTCCTATAACATCCTTTGTTGGAGATATTGATATACAAACTTCTACTTCAGTTAATAATTTTAAGGGAAGTGATGAAACCCCTAGAGGATTTTATAAAGAACCAATTGGTGTAGAAAATAGTTTTTCTTATACTGAAAACAATGGAAAGCTTTGTTTTGTTGAAGATTCTCATTTTGGCTATAGAAGTTTATCTGCTGGAGTATTTTGGTTAGATGAAGTAACAGGGTTAAAACCTAATAATTCTAATAAAGCTTCTACAGGTTTTGTAGTATATCCATGGCATAGAAATGGCTCTCTTAACAATACAAAATTTGCTAAAGATGGTTATAGGTCTGCAATGTTAGATAAAAAGAAACTTAGTAATATGAGGTATTCTTATAAATCTTACTATTTTGCCCCTATAGATATATGGAATGCTTATGAGAGTGGGAGTAATACTAACACAGGTATTTCTGGAGTGTCTATCTTTGATTCAGATGAAATATCTCTTGTAAAGCTTCCTGCACCTAAGAATTCTGATTTGCCTGAACTTAATTATTATGGTAATGTAGATAAATTATTAACTATAACAAGAGTAGGAGATAAAAAGGATGGTTATCCTATTATAACTACAGGTGTAGCTACTGTTCTAGATAATGAAAATGAATTAGCAGATGATTCAACATCTATACATAGAACCTTTTCTCATAATGTATGGAAAAAGCTATTTTCTCCATTTACTGACCAAAGAGAAGGAGTAGACCCCGTAAGAATAAAATATAAATCTACATCCCATGCAGTATTAGCTTTAAATTACACTAATGAGGGAGCACAGAGAATATTGCCTACTATTAAAGACGGTGTATCTGCAATAAATAATAGTAGTATAACTAATAAGAGTCAACATTTCTTTTGGTCTAAGGAAACTAACTCTGTATCACAAGATGTTATTGATAGCCCATTGGGACCTGTACCTGATGTTCCTACTTTCCAATATGGATGGTTATGGTTGGGAGAATTATATAATCCCAATGTAACAAATAGATTTGGAGGACAAACAAAAGATGCCTTTGAAAATAACCAATGGGTGCCTTGTGGTAAGCCAGTATCTTTAATAGATGATAGTAATAGAGTTAAAGATAATGTTATTATTAAATGGGAAGAAGGAGATACTTATTTTCAAAGATATGATCATATTAAGACCTATCCTTTCACTCTTGAAGACCAGAATGCAGTAACTGATATTATATCATTTATGTGTGAGACACATGTTAATCTTGATGGTAGATATGATAGAAATAGAGGACAACTAAGTAATTTTGCAGTTACTCCTGCTAACTTCAATCTTATTAATGATGTATATAATCAGCAGGATAATTTCTTCAATTATAGGATACTTGATGAAGATACCTACAAGGATACATCATTCCCAAATACAATTACTTGGACTAAGACCAAGGAGAATGGTGCAGATGTAGACTTATGGACAAACATCACTCTGGCAAATACTTTGGAGATGGATGGAGATAAAGGTAAAGTCAATAAAATATGTAGGCTCAATAACCAGCTACTTTCATTCCAAGATAGTGGCATTGCCCAGATTCTCTATAATGAGAATACCCAGATTTCTACAACAGAAGGTGTACCTATTGAGATTGCAAATTCACAGAAGGTTCAAGGTAAGAGGTACCTTTCAGATACAGTAGGATGCTCTAACAAGTGGTCTATGACGCAGACTCCAAGGGGTATTTACTTCATGGATAGCAATGAAAAAAGTATTTATCTTTTCAATGGTCAGTTAAATAATCTTAGCACAGCAGGAGGTTTCAACTCTTGGGCAAAGCAGAATATTCCATCAGTAGATACTTCATGGTCTCCTGAGGATTTTGGTAACTTTGTTACTTACTATGATAAGTTGAATCAAGATGTGCTATTCATAAATATGAATACTGCATTGGCTTACTCCGAGAAGTTCAATTGCTTTACTTCTTTCTATGATTATGGTATGGCTCCTTACTTTGAGTATTTGGATGATATGGGTATTTGGCTAAAGAATGGTGAATTATGGCAGCATCAAGCAGGAGATTATTGTGATTTCTTTAATGAGAATAAACCATTTTCTATGACTCTGATAGGCAATCAAGAGCCTTTGATGGATAAAACATTCACTAATTTGGAGTTCAGAGCCTGTGTAGAGAATGAAGGGCTATATGATGAAAGTACTGATAAGTTTACTCCAACATTGCCATTTGACACTTTGGAAGTATGGAATGAATATCAGCATGGTATTCTCAACCTTCATAACAGAGTAAAAGGAGAAGGCTTTACTCATGGTAATGATAATGGTATTCTTTCAAGGAAGTTCAGAATGTGGAGATGTGATATTCCAAGAGATAATGCAGCTGTTGATACTTTAGCAGAAGCATCTATGGGTATTAAGAGATTCAAGGTAAGACCTCTTGACAGAATAAGGAATCCTTGGGTATATATAAAACTTACAAAGAATTCAGCTTCAGATGATTCATCCCTCAATAAAACTGAGATACATGACATCATGGCTACATATTTTGGATAATAACTGTAATAGGTAAGAGAGTCTTAATGATTTTCTTACCTATTTTTATTACAGGAGTAAGAGTATAAGTGTGCTATTAATAATATATTATCTTTGCAATAAAATGTTACTTAGATGAGAAAGAAGAATAAATTATATACAGCAAATAAATGGAATCAACCTTTGTTTGCTCAAGGTATAGATAGAAAACATCAGAATATCTTTGATGGTCTTTTCTCTAGTACCTTAAATACACCTACATCTCTTAGTACACCAGGACTACTTAGTGGAGATTCATCAGGGTTTAATATTCAAGCTCCCCAATTATCTAAGCCTAATATCTCCAAGCCTATTAACTGGAGTGATGGTCTACAAAGTAAGTTAGCTGTTCAAGAATCACAGAACTTAGTTAATGGCTTTGATGTAGAAGCTGTCAAGAATAATCCTTTTAGTAAGTTTAGCAAGCCTGGACTCAGTGATCTTGCTAAAACAGGTATCAGTGTTGGAGGCTCTATTGTAGGAACATTAGGTAATAACCTCATTAGTGGTGGTTTAAGTTCTGGGGTAGGTAATGCTATAGGTTCCATAGGAGGTACTATAGGTGGGGCACTTAGTGCTGTAAACCCTGTAGTTGGAGGTATAGTTTCAGCAGCATCTGGCATTGTAGGTGGATTGACTAATAGAGCATTTGGTTCAAAGTTAAATCAAGAGAAAATATCAGAAGTAACTAATAGCAATAAAGCCCTTAATACATTATCTGTAGATAATAGTAGTATTGATTCTATCGATAGTCAATGGGCTAATCAGGATTTTGGTGCTGATTTTTCTAAATCAGATATAGGTAAAGATGGTTGGTTTAGTAGTACAGCTAAGAAGAAATATAGGCAATTAAAACTACAACAAGATATTGCAAGAAATAGAGCATTAACTTCATTTGAAGATGCTGCAAGTGCAGCAGATACTCAGTCAGACCTTAATGCTATGGCAAACTTTGCAGCCTTTGGTGGTCCTTTAAGTATAACAAGTAATAATGATAATATGGGAGCAATAGATTATGGCTTTATGTCTGATTATCTTATTTCAAAGAATAGGTCAGCAGAAGCAAAGAATAAAATACCTATCAATATATTCGGTAGTTTAGCAAGTACTCCACTCTTTGCTCTTGGTGGAGGCATTCATATAAAGAAGAGTCATAGAGGACTATTTACTAAAGAAGCTAAGGAACATGGTATGGGAGTACAGGAGTTTGCTTCTCATGTATTAGCTAATAAAGATAAGTATTCTCCAGAAGTAGTTAAGAGAGCAAACTTTGCCAGGAACGCTACTAAATTTGCTTTAGGTGGAGATATGCAGACTAATGGTTCAGATTGGAGTGATGGTTTACTACAGGTCAATGCAGGAGGGTCACATGAGAGTAATCCTTACAATGGTGTGCAGTTAGGAACAGATGCTCAAGGAAAACCTAATCTTGTAGAAGAGGGAGAGACCATATTTGATGATTATGTTTTCTCTAAGAGAATAAAAGCTGATGCTAAGACAAAGAAGAAGTTCCATGTAGGAAAGAATGCTGATATAAGTTATGCTGACTTATCTAAGAAATTAGAGAAGGAAAGTTCTGAAAGACCTAATGATGCTATTAGTCAAGCAGGCTTAGAGAAACAGATGCATGACCTTGCAGATGAGCAGGAGAGACAGAAATCAGAAATGCAGACTAAGGAAGCTCAAGAAGTATTTGCTTCTCTTCCTCCAGACCAACAGAGAGCTATCATGCAACAGGTAGCTATGGAAGAACAGCAGGCACAACAATCTGCTGAACAGCCTACTGAGGAAGTTAATTTTCAGCAAGCAGACCAACAGAGTGTAAATAAACAAATGATGCAGCAGCCAGTAGAGCAACCAACAGTAGAAGAACCACAGATGAATGCTTGTGGTGGTAAGATAAATAGATTTGATAATGGTGGAGAAATGAAGAAAAAGATATATAATGCTCTTGGTTTATATACAGACAGTGACTTTGATAAATGGGCATCAGATAAAAATGTAAGTAAGATTACTGATTGGGAAAATATCTTGGATAATAAGCAGTTTATGAGTGCTTTGAAGAGTGTTAATCCTATATTGTCTGATGCTATCTCCAGAGGTTATGACTTTGGTGTTTATGTTCCTAAAGCAAACAATAAGTTAACTTTTGACTTTACTCATGGGGGATGGGGTAAAGAAGACTATGATTCTTGGAATGGAAGTACTGATGCTGCATGGAAAGAGGCTGTAAAGAAAGGTATTGTAAAGAAGGGTATGAACTCCGAGGAAATAGGAAAAGCTTTATCTCAGACTGATGCTTATAGAAGAGGTTCTGATTGGCTAAAAGCAGATGAGAATAATAGACTTACTTATCTACAACAGATTCTAAATAGCCAAGATGCTCCTCTGGCAGCAAGAGATTATGCAGCTAAGTATGTAGATGCTAACGGTTGGTTGAAAGATGCTAAGAGAGATTATCAGACTATCTTTGAAGATCCAAATGGTACTGGGGTTAGAAATACTCATCCAGGAACCTATTGGAAAACACCTAATGAAGTTCTCAGAGGTAAACAGACAGGTAACTATGTAGTAAATGATGATGGGACTGTAGAGGAGATTATAGGCAATGTACCAGGGGATTGGAGTGGTGCAGGCAGTTATAGTTGGGCAGATGACAAGAGTGATTATACATATAACTATTATAAGAGACCAACAGATGCCGTGATTACTCCTGATAAAGCAAAAGAAGAGATAAAGGAGGAAGAATATGAGCCTATACATAAGAATGAGAAACTGAGGTATGCAGGATTATTTGGTCCATTGGTAGGTCTTGGCATGCAGGCTATGGGTATAGGTAAGCCAGATTATTCAAGGATGGATGTTGCTGTAGAGGCAGCAAGTGGTGCTCCTGCTTTGGCTGGTTATAAGCCTATAGGTAATTATTTGCAATATAAACCTATGGATATATGGTATGAGCAGAATAGAATGAATGCTAATAGTAGAGCTACAGATAGAGCTGTTCTCAATAACGCTTCTCCTATAGGAACCAAGATGGCAGGACTTCTTGCTAATAGTTATAATAGTCAAATAGCAAGTGGAGACCTTTATAGAAAGGCTCTTGAGTACAATGATGCTCAGAAACAGAGGGCTACTGAGTTTAACAGGAGTACTGATATGTATAATGCAAATGCATTTAACCAGGCTTCTGCAACTAATGCAGAGATTGCTAACAGGCAAAGACAGTTTAGAGCACAAATGGCTATGGATGCTGCTAATAGAAGAATGGCTGCTGATGCTGCTTGGAATCAGGGTATCTATGGTAATGTCTCTGGTCTTTTCAAAGGTATCAGTGACTTAGGACGTGAGAATGCTCAGCATAATATGATTGCTGATATGGCTGCTGATGGTATCTTTGGTGTAATGACTCCTAAGAGTAATACTGGTAAGAGAGTAGTTACAACAAAGAAATCCTGTGGCGGTAAGATTAAAAGAAAAAGAGGTTTAACATTTTAAAGAGTAGAAGTATATGGCTAATTATGCATTTGTTGTAGATAATTCTTTTCAACCCTTCTCTATGCAGGAGATGTTAGTACCATTTTCTGCATATAAGGATGCTTATGAGAAGAGTGAGGAACAATACAATGACTTGTCAGATAAATCAGATAAGTTTAAATATCTTAGTGAAACCTTACCAGAAGGAAGTAAGGCTAGAAAATTATATGAAGGCTACGCTAATGACTTAGCTAGACAGGCAGAAGACTTAGCACACAATGGCTTGTCTATGTCTAATAGGAGAGCTTTGACTTCACTAAGAAGGAGATACCAAGGAGAGATTGGTAGGTTACTCCAAGCAGATGAAGCTATGAGAGAAGAGAAGAAACTAAGAAGAAGTTTGAGTGCCCAAGATTCTTCTATGCTTTATGCTATAGATAATCTTGATATTGACTCCTTCTTGGATGGAGAGTCTCCTAACCTTTATAATATTAGTGGTAATGAACTCTATACTAGAGGAGCAGCTGCTGGTAAAGCTTCTTCTTCTAGGGTATTCTCAGCAGGGGATGCAGGAAGTACTTTGAATGGATATTATAGAGATTATGTACAGAAACTAGGTTATAGTAGAGATACTATTCAGAAGTTCTATCAAGATATGTCAATTATTCCAGAGTTGCAGATGGCAGCAGATGCTATCCTTGAAGAAAGAGGTGTTAATCAGAATCTTACAGGAAATAATCTTCAAAGAGCTAGGCAGAGTGTTATCAATGGTATGATTGATGGTGCTATCTATCAGGAAAATCATAATCTTCAGAGAGATCTAGGTGTACTTACTGAAACTGAAAAGCAGCAGATGGATCTTACTAGGAGAGGACAGAATATTAGCCTTGCTTCCCAAGGTCTTACCTATGATGAAAATACTGGTACTATTTCTTATGATCCAACAAAAGACCCTTCATTACAGAAAGCATCTGCTATTGCACAAGCAAAAGTCTCATCAGCAGGAAAGAAGACAGGTAGTGGTACAGCTTATGATGTAAGAAATAAGGAGATAACAATGATTGGTGCTAAGACAGGTACAAAATATAAAGATACTAATGATGAAAGTAGTATAGGTGCTCCATTGGAAGATTTAAGTGGAGCTAGGGCACTATCTTCACAAGAGTATAGTCAGTTGGTAGATGCTAATGGAAACATTACTAATGAACATCTTAGAAGTGCTATTGGCAATGGTAATCTCTCAGACTATGAAATCTATGTAGTTCCTGCTGGTACCTCAAAGATTGATAGTTCTGGTATAATATGGGATGATTCTACTACAGAAGATGTCTATATTGCTATTCCTCGTGAATCAAAGAGAGCTGCTACTAATTCTGAAAGTTCTATAAATACTAGTTATAGTGGAGATAATGATATTCCAAAATAACTCTATGAATAAAAAGGAGAGAGTGTAATTGAATAGAACTCTCTTCTTTTTATTTGTTACAATCCTAAATCTACAATTTCCCAATCATCTATATGATCATAAAGTATGTATTTCCCTGACTCTGTAAGACCTACTTTAAGTTCCTTTTTTCTTTTAGAAATCTCAATAGGAGTGAGTTCACCTAGTTGAGAATGAAATCCTACATAATCATACGTACCATCCTTTTTAAGAAAAATACAAGATTTGAATTCTTCTCCTGTGTTTGAGTTCACAAAGTTTCCAACTTGCATTTTTACATAGTTTTCGGTAAATTCTAAGAGAGACCAACTTTGAAGAATAGATGTGTTAGTTTCTTCTGTAGACTTCTTTTCAACAACATTATCAAATCTATAGTTATATTTTCCTTTAGCTATAGCATAAATATCTTCTTGAGAAAAGCCAACATCCTTTAAGATTTTTGTGAAGGTATAATTAATAAATATATTATCCTCTCCTAAATCAATGAGTTCTTTACAAGTGCAGATGAATTGAATGAATGGACCATCTTTTTGAATAGTCCTAATAACATCAATGTACTTCTTCCTATTTAACCAAGATAGGTGATATATACAATAAGTTAGATGTTCATCTTTAAGTCCAAGTAATTGCATGAACTTAACGAGTATTTGTTTAGCTTCTTGTCTATTATTTGGTATGTTGTCTATAGTATAGAGAGATGCAGCAGCATTTAGTAGAGCACACTTCTGTTCTACTGATAGAGAGTTTATTTCATAATCTTTACTTCCATCATACAAAGAATTATACACTTTTTGAACCCTATCCTCATCAATAGTTATATTTAACCCTTGGAGCTTATTGTTAAGAATTTCCTTTGCTGTCTTAAATTGTTCTGATTCCATAATCTTAAATATTGAAAATGCTTATTAAAAGAACGTTAAATCTAATAGGATATTGCTTTTGATTTATCTTTTTATTTGCTTTAACTTTCCTAAGGGAATTTATAAGTTATAAATAGAATACACTCAATATATGTATCTTTGTGCAAAAATAATAGATAAGTTATGAGTAAAGAGAAATATATAGGAAATGCTCCACTTAATGAAAAGGCTAGAAAGCCCTACCACTTAGTAATTAAAGATGGGGCTATAAATTTCTCTAAGTTGGATGCTGAATTACAAAGTATTATTACTAATGCTAAAGGTAATATAAATACCATAGATATTACTAAAGACACTAAGGTTTTAGATTTTGGTTTGTCGTCTGACAATTCTTCTATTGATAATTGGCATACTTACCAAGATGTTGCAGAAGGTATGTTTATACTTGTTGACAACAAATATGGTCAAGGGCAAAGCATTGGTGTATTGTTGCAATATAAAGATAATATGAATTATGCGCTTAATCAGGTTGTGATATCAATCTGCAAATTGTCTCCCACCGAAGAGAACTTTAGTTCGCATCAAGATGAAATAATGTTCTTTAAGTGTCGCTCATGGAACACTTTAACATCCCCAGAACATGCAGGAGCAAAAAACACCTGGAGCGAGTGGCATGATATTAATGAGAGAATTACGGATGACAAGATTAAGGAACTTTTTAATTAAAAACGTACAGTGTTCTTAAAAATAATTATGAACACCTACCTATACTTTTTTATTTTTAATTAATTTTATATGAGATTATATGCCACAATTTTTAGGTTATGAAGGTTTGAAAACCTTCGCAAAAACCATTGATTCAAAGTTTGTTCGTAAAGATGGTATTGACACAACATTCGCAGAAGTTGTTACTTCACTACCAACAGATGTTACAAAAATCAAGAAGCATCTTTACTTAGTAAAGAATGCTAGTAGCACAGAATCACAGAATGTCTATAGTGAATATATCTACATTGGCGAAATTGGTAGTGGCAAAACTTATGATTCTTCTAAGTGGGAAAAACTTGGTGACTTTAGAGCAAGCATAGACTTGAAGGATTATTCTAAGAAGTCAGAAACTATCAAAGATATTGAGCAGCAGACAAACGCTTCAGGTATCGACCAGAATGTATACCTAACTATCACTAAGGCTGATGGAAATTCCACTGATATAGGCATTGGTGCAGCGAGTGAGTCTCAGGCTGGTGTGATAACTGCGGCTAACCTCAAGAAGTTGAATGGTATTGCTGAAGGAGCTAATAAAACTGTTGTTGATAGTACATTAAGTGCAAGTTCTACTAATCCTGTACAGAACAAGGCTATTAAAACTGCATTAGATGATAAAGCAGATAGTGATGTTGGAATGTTTACAGTAGGTGTTGGTACTCCTGAACTTACTATTAATGCTAGTACTGCTGATGAACCAAGTAAGAACAAGATATATGCAACTGGAGCAACTGGTACAGCAGATATTATAATACAACACGATAATTCTACTGGTGCAGTAGATGATGTAGTTAAAGTCAATGTAGATGGTATAGTTGTTAATGAACACCGTGCAGCTGTAGGAGCAATAGGAGATGTTAACAATCAAGATTGGACACTTACAGGAAGTAAAACCCAGATTACTGGCAAATCTATTACTTCGCCTAAGATTGTTAAGACTGGTGGAACTTCCGATCAAATTCTCATGGCTGATGGTAGTGTAGCTACAGCTATAACCACAAGTCAGATACAAACTTTGTTTAATTAATACATTATGCACATAGGGACTATAATAGTAGTCTCTATGTGTATTTAAACTAAACAATTATGACACAATACTTAGATTATGAAGGGCTGAAAGAATTCAAGAAACAAGCAGACGCAGCATATCTGCCAATCAAAGGTACAATTCCATTGACAGGTTCTATTAATCTTACTACTGAAAGCGTAGCGAGCTTAGGTATTAAGTATGCTAAGGTGGCTAATAATAGTATTAACTTCTATGTTATAGCAGATAGTAGTGGTAAATTGCCATCATCAGAAACTCGCATCAATATTAATTCTGATATTACATCTTTGGTTGGTGCAGAGGGTGCTAATGTTGGTGATTTATTTGTCATAGGCAAACTTAGTCTGAAGCCTGTATATAAGATAATTCCTCTTAATGATGCTAAGGCTGCAAATAGTGAATTTAAGGGTACTGAGGGTGTTGTCACTCCTTGGGATAAGCAGCAGATTAACAAGATTGCTTCTATTGAATCTACTGCTAATGCTGCAAGGAATAATTTTCCAACATACGGCGAAAGCAATATGAATAGTGCATTACAGACAGGCTTCTATCCTTGGTGTACTCTTGGTAGACCTGATGGCTCTACAGGTGCATATACACTGCTCACGCTTGCTTCCACTACAAAAGATAATGCTGGCTATACAACTATAGAGCAAACTGCATATGGCAGGCAGGGAGATGAACTCGGTAAAATATTTAAGCGTATTATTTTTAAAAAAGGTACCGAAGTTCAATTAGGAGATTGGCTAGAAATAACTAATGTTGCTGCTGATATTGACATTAAAAAACTAGTGATTGAAACTGAGGTCGAAGTAGCTGACAATAGTGCTTTTACTTTTAGAGTTACTGAAAACATAGCAAAACGTATGATTGATATACAAGGTATAGTTCCTTGTAATATAAAATCAGTCCAAGATGGCAGATTAATCGCTACTGGCAATTTCCCATTAAATAGTCTAGGGTATAGAATTACAAGATACGTTGGAATAGACATCTACAATCTTAAAATTTCAATAAGCATTGATAGAGATACAACTTATAATAATATACCGTGTAATGTTATAATAACAGCATCTCCTAGTATTATAATATCATATACTTAATAATAAGAAACTATAAAATATAAATAATAAAGCTTTTATGAATTTAATTAAATTAAAATTAATATACGTTGGATAAATATTAAAAGAAATGAACTTGTAGGATTAGAATGTATTAATCCTAAAAATGATAAACATATTCTTAGGCTATCACCTAATTCAAAAAAATATGGAAAAAGGTGAACGAGATGATAGTGATACAAGAATAGTATCAATAATTGTTAAGAATAAGCCTACATTGTTTGATATTAAAAATCATTTATTATCTTTGCAAAAAAGAATGTGTCGGCTTTGAGTTTTAGAGCCAAAGACACCAATAGTAGTGACCCAGAATTACCAATGTTAACTACAACTATAGATTCTGCGTCTGAGGAACTTAATATAACAAACAAAGGCTTTGAAGGTGGTGCATATAGTGGGGTGTCCTTAAGGAATCCTATAGGTGACTCGTCTGTTCCGTCAGCTTCAATAGGAATAAGCTCTGAAAATGGATTTATAGGTATTAGTATTAATCCATATTACAGTATTGTAATTAGTGTAATAGACAGAACAGGCGAGGAAGTAAAATTTAATAATTATATGTTTAATATTAAAAAAATGGTGGAGTTAGGACTTCTTGAAGAAATTAGCTAAGCACATAAATATGAAACCAATAAATTATTTGAAGCTTAAAGATTTTGATATTAGTTATATAACATAATTAATTACTTACTTTTTTGTTTTATAGGGATTTGACATTTAATAGTAAACATTGAAATTATGAAAGTAAGCAACAGATTAATTGAAAAAATAAGTGGAAAGCTATAGTAGCCTTCCACTTATTTTTTATCTACAATCCTCAATAGTTCTTATCCAAGCTTCTACATCCTTTTCAGATGTACCAATAGCTTCTACTTCTACATTCTTATCTCTTAAGAACTTCTCAAGCTCTGCTATTTTCTTAGGAGCATCATTCCACTTGTTTCTTACAAGTTTCATAACTCTCAACATGTATTTCTTATCCTTAATAAGATCTGAGAATTTCTGAGTAGCTGCTTTATGCTCACCATTACCAAGAGATTCTGAACTAGTATAAGTATAGTCATCTTTATGACCTACCTTCTCTATAGTAGAAGAGATTTTCTCCTTATCAGTAAATTCCTCTGTAATAGTTGAAGAACTTGCAACATCTGCTTGAATGATTTCTCCTGTTTCTGGATCTACAGTAAGTGTATCTTCACCTAAATTCACATCTTCTGCTTTGCCAGTTTCTTCGATAACTTCCTTGGCTTTCTGTTCTCTAAGCTTTTTAGATTCCTCTTCATTAATCTTCTCAATAAGTTCTTTAGCTTGTTCTTCTGAAGACTCTTTTACCTCTTTGGTATTTCTATTGACTTTTATAGCTTTAGGATTTTCGCCTTCACTTAAGATAAAATAATCCCATACACCTTGTGTTATAGAAGGAGATAACTGATTATCCAAAATCATCTTGTTATATCTAAGCTGCTTAAGAGTTGCTTCATCGGTTATAATCTCACCATTAAGAGAAAAGACTCCATTTACTTCCCTATAATACTGATGTTTAAAGATTACCTGACTCTTATCTCCATTCTTGAAGTCACTATTACTATCACTCCTAGGAATATCATTGGTAGGAGATTCTGGTTTAATCATCTTACCATCCCCATCCAAGCCAAAGATACTATATGAACTACCTACTGTACCAAAGAGTGCAGCATCTGTCATTAGTGCTCCTGCTTCATCATATTCCATAAGGGTAGGGACATCTCTAAGTATTGATGCTGTAATATTGATTCTTGGATTCATATCCTGGACATTCTGCATAAACTCTGCCCTATCAAAGTTGTCATTAAGAACAAAGGTCTTCTGTACTTTACCATCATGTACTAAAGATATTTCATCTCTATTCTTCCTAAGTAAAATGGTATCACCTTCCTTGTCAAAATAGAAGATTTTACTTAACCCAATAACTGCATTAAGTCTTGTCTTGTAATTAGGAGAAGTAACTTCCTGCAAAAGATTGTTTATCCTATCTTTCAAGGAACCATCTCTCATCTCATTATACTTTAAGACTTTCAGATATGAAGGAACCATCTTACCATTGCTGGCAGGCATCAATACAAAAGCACTTCCTAAGTTACCCATTGGGTCTCTAGGAACCATTACTTTATCAAGTGATGTTCCTACAACTAAGAACTTACTTCTTTCTTGAATACCCCATGCTACAGAATCCAAGTCATAGTGTATAGGATTTCTAGCAGTATCAGATAATAATTCCATAACACTTCTAAATTCAGAGTTATTATCATTTTCTGTCTGTCTAACTATATATCCAGGAATCAATGAAGCAGGTACTATCTCTGTACTAAGGTTCTCATTTACATAAAATCTTTCACTAGGATGTGCATCAAAGAATTGTTTTCTTTGTTTCTTTAAGTTCAATCCTCCAGAGATATATGGATTCCAAAGTATATCATATAGTGCTAACTTACTGGCATTTCTATTACCATAGCCAGCAGTACCTATAATCAAATACTTTTTACCATTACTTTCAATAACACCTCCATTAGTATCATCATGGATTGCAGTAATACCCTTATTGATGTTATTGTCATAATCAAGTACCAGCATTAAATGACTCTGCATAGCTACATCATTAGTAGCATTACGCTCAGGCTTGACAGCCATAAACCTAACTTTAGCATTAGGATTTCTTCTTATGATTTTAGCTAGCTCATGGTCTATGATATTCTGTAATTTTACACCTGCTGCATTCATCCAAGCATAGTACTGATTCATATTATCATTGGTTTCAGAACCTTTCTTTCTCTCAATGATACCCTCATTCTGTAATACTGTAGGATTATATTCATTCATAGCATTACCACTAAGAGTAGTAACACTGGTTTCTATATTATGCTGACCAATACCATTAAGTTCTGCTACATCTACATTATCATCAGATGAATGTACTTCCTTGTCAGTAGAAGTAATATCCTCCAACTGTTCCTCAATAGTTTCAGACTTACCTTGAACACTATCACCATTATCAATAAGATTCTTGTTACCAGTGTCAATACCCTTGGCAGCAAGGTCAGCTTCATTAGCTGCTTGTTGTCTTTCTATTGCCTTATCTATGTTGAACCCCTTCTTTGCCTTCACTTGAGTTTTATCTTTGTCTCCTGCGAAGTTACCATTAAAATACCAATCTCCATCTATTTTCTCCATAGAATTTACAATGAAAGGTATATTTTCCCTGTTTTTCTGCTCATCCTTAACAATTTCATATTCTTTAGGAGTGATTTCTATAGAGGTATCTTTACTATCAACCTTAAAAGATATTTTATTATCCTCCTTGGCAACAAGTAATCTTCCTTTCTTAGAATTATCAGCAGTTTCATACCACATATCACCCATATCAATGCTTCCATTATCAAGGTTGTCATCCATTAAGGAGCTTGCATTTTTGATATTGTCATCTGTCTTCTGTAAGTCTTCCTCTTTTACAACTTGAGGACTTTTAGTTTTGTCTACAGTCTTTTCATCATCTTTATCTTCTTTCTCATCAGAAAAGTCAAAAGGTACATTCTCAAGACTGCTTTCATTAAGTCCTTCTTTAGTTGGAATGTTTTCATTTGTTTTCTTCTCAGCAGCTTTTTTTGCCTCATTTTCTGCTTTTTTCTTTTCTTCTTCTTTCTTCTTTTTCTCTTCCTCTTCTCTCTGTAACCTTTCCTTTCTTGCCTCAACAATAGAAGCATCTCTTTGATAACCTAAATTTTCAAGACCATTAAGAACATATTCCAAACTGCTAGTAGCATCTGGATTATTAACATCATCAATAACCTTTTCAAGACTATCCAGTATTTCAGATTTATTATTGGAATTCTCTACAATAGTATCAATGTTCTTAAGAGTATTCTCTTTCCAAGTATCATCTCTATCTGATTGAGAAATTACAGCCATTATATCATCCACAGTTTTTCCCCATTCCTTAGCGTCTGCTACCTGTTGCTGATATTGTGGAAGCAATGTGCCTTCATCAATAGTATCAAGTAGGGTAGAGTTAAGCTTTCTTAGAGTTTTAAAGACAAATTGATTCTTTGCTTCTTCTGTAATATCAGTATGACCTTTCATACCTTCATCAAACTCATTGATATAGTCTACTATGGTCTCTGCATTTCTCTGATTAATCAGTTTATATGCAGCTTCAGCAGCTTGTGCCCTTTGAGCTTCTAACTCTACAGCAGCAGCTTCTGGATTTCTAGCCATTCTACTATAGGCATCTTGATTAGCATCTATCCTTTGAGTTAGTAAAGCAATATCCTGTACTTTCTGAAGGGCATCAGCATCTTTCATAAGAAGTTCCTTCTCCAATTTTTCAATCTCTCTTTGTTGCTCTTTACTATACAATTCTCTGTTTTCTGCCTTCATTATTCTAGCTCTAGTTACTGGATCCAAAGAGAAGATTTCATCAGCAGTAAGAACTTTATCTTTTGAATCTTTAAAGGAATCAGTTTCTAAATCTCTCATACTAGCCTGAAGCTCATTACTTTTTATAGAAGTTCTAGAGATTAAATCTTCCAAATAGCTTTCCTGCTCCTTGGATGCATCAAGTTTAGCTTTAGCATCTTTTTGCTTAATTTGTGTTGTAAGAACAGCATCACTGTTTCCTTCTCTTCTAGCTTGCTTACTTTCATCTATTGCTTTAATATACTCTTTATCAAGAGATTCTGTTTTCTTCTTCTGTTCTTCAAGTTCCTTCTCTATTTCTGCTTTCTGTTTATCATAGACTTTAACTAAGGATTGAGCATTTTTTACTCCACCAACACTTGCAACATTAATTCTAGCATCTTTAGGAGTATCCATAGAAGAGGAATCATCTATCTCAGATTGCATTTTTTCTCTTCTTTCTTCCCAATGACCATTAAGAGCTTGCTGTACTTTCATCTTGGTTCTTACCTCTGGAGATATAGAAATACCATAATTCTTCTCTATTTTCTGAATTTCATCTTCTGCTTTATTGAATGCTTCAGATGCTTCTTGTAGTTTCTGAGCATTTTGAGCTATTTCATAGAGGGCTTTCTGAGAAGTATATTCATCTTGGGCAATCTCTGGATGAGATGCATAATATTGAGAAAGAAGGTTGGAAATCTCCTCTTCACTAAATGGATTCTTGCCTTCTTCAAGGTTAAGTTGAGAAGCCTTTTCTATTAATGTCTTAGCATTCTGTACTACTGAAGACATAGTAGTTGGATCATTAGAATCTTCGCCTAATTTATCTAAGGTATTGACTGTATGAAGAGCTTTAATAAAGTCCATAGTCTTTTGGTCTCCAAAGTTCTTTACATTCTCAGAAGCAATATTGGAAGCTATCAAGTGCTCAATATCTACAAAGTCATTATATTCATCTAGGAGATTGTTTACATAATCAGCATGACTTCTTAAATCTCTTTCTGCCTGTTTCTTGCCATAGTAGGTATTAAGTACACCATTCTGAATGAAATAGTTCATCTGTCCTCTCCAGTCATTCCATTTACCAAGGTCTTTATACTTAACAGAACCATCTTCATTCTTCAAAGGATTACCATTTTCATCTCTTTCTATCTCACGTCTAAAGTTATTCTTATAAGATTCTCTACCTTCCTTTGTAGCTAGTCTTGCAAGGTTAGCAAAGTTCGGAGTGAAGTTTACTATACTACCTAGGGCACCCACAGTACCAGCATTCCATGTAGTCTCCTGACCCATAGAGTTCTGTAAACCTTTTATGTAAGAATACATACCATCTGCAAAGCCATAAGTATTAGCTAAGGCTTCACCATTCTGATAGGAATGAAGATACCTATTGAAGCTATCCTCATTGATTCTTTCAGCAGCATCTACTTGCATATCATCAGTACCATTAGTCCAAAAACCGCCCCAAGCCTGAGAGCCTAATGTTTTACCAAACTCTTTCCATTTATCTGCTCTAGTAAGGAATTTACTTGCACCAGTAGTTAATCTCTTTCTACCTTCTGCTGTAGTTACCTCCTTTAATCCTTTAAGAGTAGTTGACATTTTCTTTGATAATCCAGCAGGATTAGTATAGAGAAACTTTCTGTAACCCATAGTATTGACAAAGCCATACTTGATAGCTTCTGGCCAGAAAGTATTAAATGCTGCATCTCCTGCACCATCAATAGCTTTCTGCTGCAAGTTAGCATACTCCTTGGAAGACATTCTTTCCTTAATTCTATTTTGAACTAACTCTCCAAGAACAGCTTCCTGAGCTTTAGCATGAAGCATCTTGTCAAGAGCTTTTTCATCAGCAATTTGCATGCCTCCCTCTCTATGCATTTGAGCAATATATTCTGCTTTTAAGCCAGCAGCTTTAGCCTTAATAAGTCTATCAACACTTGCTTTATAATTCTTATCAGTATTATACTGATTATAAATATCATTTCTACTAGCAGTCGTTGCAGCTTCTTCAGCATTAGCTAGATTCTGCTGAAGTGTTTCCTGAAAAGTACCTCTATTATAAGCATAGGCAATACCCAAGGCACCTGCTGTTCCTTGTGCTACCTGACCTACTTTAGTCTCTGCTGTAAGTAACTTACCTGTGGTATCCAAGACTTTACCAAAGCCTCTTGCAAGTTTTCCTACCTTACTGGCAGTACTTAATGCTTTACCTACACTACCAATACCAAAAGGAATAGCCTGTGCAGCAGCATCTGCCAGACCAAAAGACATCATCTTGAAAGATTCATACCAAAGATCACTATCTTCATTGGGATTATAGGCTACCTTATAAGGACTGCTTCCAAGCTTCTCATATTGCTTCTGTTCATTTTCATCAAGTGTTCCAAACTGTTCAGCTCTAGTCCAGTACTGAGGATTAAGTGTCATCCAGTCAATACCAAATGCTCCCTTAATATCACTACCGTCAGGATTCTTTCCCATATTATGAAGAGTGGTATAATCTACCTGCATCTTATGGACAGAATGGAATGCTCCTCCATTATCTTTATAATGAAGATCTCCCTGTTTATCTCTTATGACTTTAGTCTTGTTAGGATCTAAAACATTACCTTTATCATCTACCATTACAATAGGCTTTTCAGCATAAGCATCCTGACCTGCTCTATATAATTCTGCAATACCATTCAATTTATCAGCAGAATAGCTCATAGCAGAGATACCAACATCTTTAGCAAATAAACCAAATTTTTTAAGACTGCCTTGGTGCTCTTTGATATATCTTTTAGCTTCATTATTTAAAGCTGTAGCAGCCATCTCTGGAGACATATATGATTCATATACTTTCTTTTTAGCAAGTATCTGACGCATATCATCAATGCTAAAGTTCTCCATCTCTGAAGTTACTTGATTTTCAGAACCATTGCCATAATGAGAGGCAAACTCAGCTATACCCATATTGGTCATACCATTCTTATCTTTATAACTTCCAGGAGTAATAGCCTGTATAAAAGCTTTCTTTACCTGCTTATCACTAAGTCCTGTAATGTATGGATCATTGAGATAAGTTTGAGATACCTGAGTACCTAAGTTCTTTGCATGATTATCTACATCATCATTATAGATTTTTTCAAGAATCCTTTGATTTTTATCAAAGGCTAATCTTCTTCCTGATTCCTCACTACCTGCAAAAGACTGAGGAGCACTAGCTGCTTGCATGGAGACTCCTAGAGGCATGAAAGCTCCCTGCCCACTATTCATGTGAACTGTTTCCCTTGCTTTTATGTCTTTATTCCATTTATCTTCAAATTCTTTAGGAGTAAGATAATTACTCTCCATAAGTTTAAGCTTAGCATCAGTTGAAAGCTGATTGTACTTCTCAAAATCAGCTCCTAAACCTTTCTTATTATCTCTAGTACCTTTTATATTAAAGGGACTATACAGTTTATTAAATTCAGTATTGACTATATCCTCTTTATATAAGGTATTACGCATATCTATATCTGGTATGGCTCTGAATTTCTCAATACCATACTTATCAATGAATTGCTTGTTTGAATAAAGATTATTGATATATACAGGATCATACCCATGCTGTGAAATCAAATCCCTATTCTTATTTATGAAACTGTTATACTGAACTTTTGAAAGACTTTCTAGTCCTTGTAAGCCCCGTAATCCTTGTGGTTTATCTATTGGCATAACTTCTATATTTTAATTTTATTTGCAAATTTAATTAATTACTTAGATGCACTTCTATATTTTATGATGACTATTATTTAAACTAATGAACTTACTGAGTAGGTATAAGCTCTTTTTCTTTTCTTTAAATACTTTGTTGCTTTCAAATTGAAACTTTTACCCTATATATTTTATAGAAATATATCAATTTAAAAGTATTTATAAAGTTTAACTATAATAATTTACTAAGAATAAGAATTTCTATGGAGAAAATCTTATATTTACAAATCCAACAGATACTCATTTAAAATAAAAGGAGGTTTTATATGAAGGAACGTAAAGAAAAAAGCAGTAGTATGCCTACTGCAAGTGAGAAAGCAATTTGGTCATTATATCATTGGGGTGCTATATTTATTCCTATAGGTATAATGCTTTCTCATTGGTATATATTCTATGTATTCAGTCAGAATAACTATGAACTAATGCATTACTCTCCTGCTAATGAAATATGTATAGCTTGGATATATACAATATTGTACTTAGTTGTACCTTTTGTATTATTACCTGCTAGTTATCTTTTCAGATGGTGTAATCTTTTCAGAGTACCATTTATTTACTTTATATTTATTAATGTAGAAAGATTATATTATGGCTCTTGGTTCTGTACAAATGAAATGATAGATACTCACTATATCCTCATCTATTGTATTATATGTATATATGGTTTGGAACTTATTGGATTAACTTTAAAATACCAGAAGGATATTAGTAGAAATATTAAGCTTTTTAAGATTTATCTTTTAAGAAGAACTAAAAAAATGTTTACTGGTAGCCATGCTAGTGATAATATGTGTGATGAGATTATAGATATAATTGAAAAGAAACATGCCTAATGGATTTAAGAGAACAATTTTTATGTAATGCCTTAGATAGATTTAAAGAGATGATAACCAATGGAGATTGTTCTAAGGCTGATATTACTTATTTTTGCAATCTATCTAAATATGAATTGGATAGAAGAGGAGCTGCTATAGACAAGAAAAGATGGCTTACAAAGATAGAAGCCAGTCAAATGCTTGAAGTTAGTACTTCCACCTTTGACAGAATGATTCTTAAAGGTGTATTACCAAGAGGGAAGAAGGTTGTTCATCAGAAATGTTTAATGTGGAAATGTGATGATATTGAGCAATTAAAACATATAATGTTGCTCAATGCAAATAGTTAATAGATAAAGGGTTAAGTGTAGAGCTTGAGCAATGTTTATTGTTCAAGCTTTTTTGTTATATCTTTGCTACAGTAATCGGTTACAAAGTGTTTTTAAATCTAATATTTAATTGCTTAATAAAGATTGTATCATGGATATGACAAATGAGAAAGTAGTAGAGAAGAAAGTCTACGAAAATAAGAAGGATGAATATGCATCTAAAGGTGTTGCTGGTACAGCCCTTGGCTTGGGTATAGCTGGCACTGCTCTTGGTGTATTGCCTTGGCTTACAGGTAATGGTGGTCGCAATATCTTTGGTTCACTTGGTAATAGTATGCCAGATAATGTTAATATCAACACCTATGGTGGTATGACTACAAGTAATGCTGCTCCTACAGCCCTTGAGGTAATGCAGAAAGAGTGTTCTGATGAAGTAAGGTTGCTTACTGACATGTTTACTTTGAAGTTGAATACTCAGCAGCAGATGTATGACCATCGAGATACTGACATCAATGAGAAGTTTAGTATGTGGAAAGGCTTTGTAAATGCATTAGATGCTGAGAATAGGAGAAGTATGGAGGCAGAGTTTGGTCTCTATAAGTCTCAAAGGGATGCTGATGATCACTTGAAGGATGCTATGGTAGCTCAGGGATTCTCCCTTTACAAGAGTCAGCGTGATGGCTTTGATGCTCTCAATGAGAAGTATGCAGCAAAGTTCAATGAGCTTGATAAGGAAGTAGCAGTCTTGAAGGCTATCCGTCCATATCAGGATAAGTTGTTGATGGATTATACTGACAAGAAGACTTGTACCTGCATTAGAGGACAGCTTGTATTGCCTAATACTCCTGTAATCAATGGATATGGAAGCTATAATGGCTGCAACTGTGTGAGTAGTGCAACTCCCACCACTGGTGCCTAAGCAGAAAGCTTCTAAGAAAGGAGCTAAGAGTAAATAAGACAGGTGAGAGATACTACTAAAAGGTATCTCCACCTTTCTAAAATAAGTATCAATTTTAAATAGATGTTAGTATGAATTTTACATCAGACCCTATATTAGGAGGACAACAAAGTCAGCAGGATACACTCAGCCAGATGAATGAATGGGCACAGAAATTTGCAGAGTTACAAAAGCAGAAAGGTAATTTCAATATGCAACCTCAGCAATCAAAAACTCCTACCTGGGATGAAATAGATAAGCTAATGGATGGTCTTACTGAATCACAGAAAAGCTATCTTAATCAAAACCAAGACTTTGTAGAGAGTTATCAAGATGTAGCCAATATCTTACAGAGAGAAGAACTTAGAATCATTAGACCTCTTGTAGAACAGACTAAAGATGGAAAGGAAGCTTTAGACAAGCATCTTGCACTTATCAAGAAATTAAAGAAGAATGCTTTACAGGAAGAAGATAAAAATATGGCTTTATGGAAAGATTATATAACAAATCATAGTGATAAGACATGGCAGGAATACCTTGAACTTGTTAAGAAAGGAGGCTCTAAATGAATATACCTGCACTTAAAGAAAAAATGCTTAGTAGCTTAGATACTTGGCTTAAAGGACGTATTGATGAAATGGTAAGTGATAATCCAACTTTAGCAGTATCTTCAGTCTATATTAAGCGTGGATGTCATAACATCCTTAAAAAATATGAAGGAAAGATAAGTCAAAGTATTGATAATGCAGCCTTATTCCTTGCAGATGAGAAGGGGGACATCAATACCAATACATTGTTTGCAGATGTAATTGAACTCTTCAAAGGACTTGAGGATAACCCCTTTAATATAGGATTAGTTCAAGGTGTAGTAGGTAAGGGGAAAGTTTCCATAACATTGCCAGACAACATCTTTACTAACATCATATTTGGTAATAAGAAAACTATCACATTCAATGAGAATGACTTCTTGGAATTGAAGGCTTTGCTTATTGAATAATAAATACTTAGAGATATGGACCAGAAAGAAATAATGAATATGTTTGATAAGCTCTATACCAAGATGAGCACATCCAGTGACCCTAATAATATGCATATCTTTGGTAATACTATGAAGGGTATGTTTAAAGATATGATGGAATTGAGACCAGATGTAGCTCAGGAATATCTTGATAAACTTGAAGCTATCAATTGGAAGAATTACCTGTCTAAGAAGGAAGCTATAACCATAGTAAATAGTATGGAACCTTCAGGAGGTTGGGATGTTTCAGAATGGGAGAGATGTATGAAGAATCTGGATTTCCGTACTGATGATTCTCCTTATTATAATAAGTGGGCTATGTATGTTGCAATGAATATGATCTACTCTGATAGTGCCAGTACTATTGCTAAGATAGTAGGTAAGACCCTTTCAGAAATGCCTAGAGAAGAAATGTTCAAAGCTATACATTGTCTTGCTTTAGATAAGCTAAAAGATGAAGATGGTATGTTTGACATACGAGCATACTTTCATGTATAAAGAATTTACATCATAAGATTTACTGTTTGTGTTAAGGAGGAGATTCTACTAAGAGTCTTCTCCTTTTTATATTATATTAGTCAGTTGATTTAGAGTGACTTAGGGAAAATGTTAGATACCATATATTGATTACTTCTTTTGTTATCTTTGCAAATAAAGAAAATAAAGAAATATAAATATGGCATGTAACGCAATAGGTGGATTCCCATCACAACAATTATCCTTTAGTAAGAAAGGAAAGGTATGGAGGCAAAAATGCGTGGATTTTGGAGATAATCATAGTTTACTTCATTATCATTTGACCAGAAAGTCTGTTGCAGCAATGAAGATAAATAAAGACTTGATTAATGGTCAGATACACATGAGTGACTTGAAGCTATTTCTTAATCCTTATGGTATTGATGCATCCTTTATTCCAGACAGTATACAGCATTATCCTATCATTAACTCTAAGTTAGCAGTACTTAGAGGGGAGGAATCAAGGAGATTATTTGATTTCAGAGTAGTAGTAACTAATCCTACTGCTGTATCAGAGATGGAAGAGGAGAAGAATAATCAAGTAAATATGATGCTTCAGCAGTTAATGATGGATGATTCAATGAATGAGGAAGATTTTAATCAAGAACTACAAAAGCAGTCTGACTACTTTACCTATGAGTATCAGGATAAGAGAGAAGTAAGAGGTAATCTCTTACTTAATCACTATATGAAGGAACTGGATATTCCTCAGCTCTTTAATGAAGGTTTTGTAGATGCTTATACTCATGGAGAAGAGGCTTATCTCTGTGACATTGTAGGAGGAGAACCTTATATAGAGAAGATTGATCCATTAAAGATGAGAGTCATTAAGTCAGGCTATTCCAATAAGATAGAAGATGCTGATATGATAGTCTTGGAAGACTATTGGAATCCAGGTAGAATTATTGATACTTACTATGACCAGCTTACTAAGAAAGACATAGAAGCCTTGGAGACTACTCCCAATAACATGAATGGTAACTATACTGATTCTCTTGATAACATTGATGCCAGGTATGGTCTTGTACCCAATATCAATATAGATACTACAGCTGGGGATGCAGTCTTCAATCCTCTTAGTCTGTTTGATGATACTATTGATACTACATGCTTACCTTATGATATGAATGGCAATATCAGAGTATTGAGGGTTTATTGGAAATCAAGAAGACAGATAAAGAAGGTAAAGAGTTATGACCCTGAGACTGGTGAGGAAGAGTTTAACTTCTATCCTGAGACTTATCATTGTGATCCTTTGAAGGGAGAGGAAGAACAGACATTCTGGATTAATGAAGCATGGGAAGGTACTAAGATTGGTACTGATATATATGTAAATATGAGACCAAAACCTATTCAGTATAATAGACTAAGTAATCCTTCAAGATGCCACTTTGGTATCATTGGTAGTATCTATAGTACAAATGGTGATGTACCTTTCTCTCTTGTAGATATAATGAAGCCTTATTCCTATTTCTATGATATTATCCATGATAAGCTTATCAAGCTTCTTTCCAAGAATATGGGTAAGATTGTAAGGATGGACTTTGCTAAAGTACCTAAGGGATGGGATGTAGATAAGTGGCTCTATTATATTAATGTGAATAACATTGCTGTAGAGGATAGCTTTAAGGAAGGTAATATAGGTGTAGCTACAGGTAAGCTTGCAGGTGCTATGAACAATGCTTCCTCTGGTGTTATTGATGCTTCCTTGGGTAATGAAATTCAACAATACATTAATCTTTTGGAATGGATTATTAATAAGGTAGGTGAGATGGCAGGTATCTCAAGGCAGAGAGAAGGTCAGATTTCCAATAGAGAGACTGTTGGTGGAGTAGAGAGAGCTACCTTACAATCCTCTATGATTACAGAGACTCTTTTCTCTATACATGATAGTGTTAAGAAGAGAGTACTTGAATGTTTCTTAGAAACAGCTAAGATAGCCCTTAGAGGTAGAAAGAAGAAATTTGATTATATCCTTGATGATGGTAGTAAAAAGCTAATGGAGATAGATGGTGATGAGTTTGCAGAATGTGACTATGGTCTTGTAGTAGATAACAGCAATGGTACTCAAGAACTTAATCAGAAGATTGATACCTTTGCACAGGCAGCTCTTCAGAATCAGATTCTTGACTTCTCTATAATTATGAAGATATATACCACCAAGAGTACTGCTGAAAAGATTAGGATGGTTGAGAATAATGAGAAGCAGAGAAGAGAAGAAGCTATGCAGCAACAGCAACAACAACTTCAGTTACAGCAAGCTCAGTTACAACAGCAGGCTCAGCAGGCACAGGCAGAGCAAGAACTTAAGTATAGAATGTTCCAGGAAGAAATGGAGAACAACTTGTTGGTTGCTCAGATTAATAGTAAGGCAGAAGCTGATAGATTGCAATTAATGGGTGGTGCTGATGCAATGACTATGGAACAAAAGCTTAATCTTGAAAGAGATAAACTCTCAGAGAATGCAAGGCAATTCAATGAAAATCTTGCTTTACAGAAAAAGAAACAAAGTGATGATGCCAGACTCAAAGAGCAGCAGATTAAAGCTTCAATGAAAAAGAGTAATAATAAATAATAAGGAGAATGCAATATGGATATGGAGAAATTACATAATAAGAATTTTAAAATCTTTGGTAGTACTTGGACTATTAAGATAGTAGATGCTATTGAGGAAGAAGTAGATGAAGATGGTAAACATTACTATGCTGGTATGACCTATAATGCTACTAAAGTAATAGAAGTAGCAAGAAATGTATATGGTACTAAGATTGACAAAGATGAGATGTTTAAGACTCTCTGTCATGAGTTAGTTCATGCTATATTAAATACAGGTTCTTACCTTAAATCTAGTAGTGATGAACCTTTAGTAGAGTTCCTTGGCAGAGGCATAGCTGAGTTAATAAGACAGAATGTATTATGTAAGTAAAATATAAAAGAGTAGAAGTAATGAAATTAATAACTATAGAATCTTTTCAGCTAAAGGTAGCTGATGAAGCTTTACTTATAAAGCCTATAAGGAAATTATTTAACCAAGACAGAAGTGCATCCAAGGAGCAGTTTTATAAACAGATGTCCTATCTTTACTTTATGGTTGATCCAAGAAGTACTTACTCTTATATTCTTAATGAGGAAGAGAGAGCTAAGGCTATCATAGAACAGGAAGGACTTGAAAAGGACTTTAAGCCATCTTCTTTATTGGAAGAAGCTATGACAGTATATAAGAAGCATACAGTAACTCCTTCACAGGAGTTGCTTAATGCTGCATTAAAGGCTGCACATACAGTAAGTGAGTTCCTGATGAGAGATGATATTCTTGATATGGAAGATGATAAGGGTAAACCTAAATACCAAATCTCTTCTATTACCTCTGCATTGAAGAATGTAGAAGGTATTGTATCTTCTCTACAGAATCTACAGAGAAAGGTAGAGAGTGAACTTAGTGAGCAAAGTAAGGCTAGGGGTAGTCAAGAGTTAACAATATTTGATGATGTAGATTAAACAATTAGGATTATGAAAGCAGGTGGATTACAGTATGGTATTATTAATGAAGTATATGCTTATACTGTAGAGTATCTATTCTCTAAAGGAAAAGAATTTTTTGAAAAGTTTAGGAAAGAAAACAGTCTTCCTAATGATAAATAATGTAACTTTGCAGAATGTGTATAGGGAGTAGAAGTCCTATATGGTATAGGATGTTCTAGAATAGGAATTGTAACATTAAATAATATGAAAAATTTAGTATATTTTATAGTAATAGTGGTCTTTGGTTTTAGTTGTTCTAAACAAACTAAAATAGAGAATAAAGATTATGAATATGTGTATATAGACCCAGATAGTGTTCCATTGGATTATTCCTATATTGATTCAGTCCATCATGTCTTAAGATGCAAGGCTTATGAAATTTATGGAGATAGTGATGCTACAGGTTTACCTGATAGTGTAATGAGAAGAAAAGATTCTATTGAACGATTAAGAGAGTAAAATTATGCCTGTAAAAGATGATTCATTAGTAGCTCAATATATAAGAGCAATAGAAAATCCTGATAGTGTAGGATTTAGTAATGGAAGATGGGAAGCTCCTCCTAAAGGTAAAGGCTATGATATTAATAGTCGAGGCTTTGGTATGGATGTGAATTATAATAATGCTACTAAAGCTTTAACAGCTCATAGAAAGGGTAAGTGGATTACAGAGGAAGAGGAGAGACAATTAAGGCAAGCTCATACTGATTATATTGAAGATGTATTGGAGGATTGGACTCCTCAAATATTAAGAGTAATGCCTTCAGAGGAAAAGAAAGCAATGGTTTTAGGTATGATGTATAGGGGAGATAATGTTAAGAAGATAATTAATGATCCTTCTTTAAGAAATGCTTATTACTCAGGTTCTGATAAAGATATGCAAAAGGCTGTGTCTGATTATTATAAGGCTAAAAAGTTTCTAAAGAGAGCAGCTAATCACAATAAGTTTTTTAATAGTAGAAAACCTAAGGGAAAGATGGAGTTAAATTATAAGCCAAGGAATTGGTTTCCTGAATATCAATCATACTCTGAGGGAGGACAACTATATGGTAATGCATGGGACTCTTTATCTTTAGCTGATAAGGCAGAAATGATTAAGGTAGCTGTTGCTAATGGTATTATGACTTTACCCGAAATTAGAAATACTTATAATGAATTTGCTAAAGGAGGTTATAAACCATCGGAAAATATTAAGAAGAAAATTTCTGACTGGGAAGGTTCTTCTATGAAAACCAATAGAAGCTTTGAGGATGAAGCAAGAGATTTTAATAGAGTAGTGCCTACTGAAGTGAGAGATAAGCTAACACAACAACAAAAGGATGCTTTATATTCCTATGGTTATAATGTAGGTATGGGTAATCTTAAGGAAAGAGTAGTGCCTACATTAACTGCATATACTAAAGGTAAGGCAAGCAAAGAAGATGTTCAAAGGTCTATGTGGGCTAAAAGAGATAATGAACTGAGAGGATTAACTACTAGAAGAAATGCTGAGAGAGAAATGTTTGGCGGTAATTATAGAACTAAGTTTACTGGTACAGGGGAACTTGGAATACATTTAGATCCTTCAGAATACACTATATCACAGGGTTTCTTTGACAACTTCAATGCAGGAATTTCATTACCTCAAATGCAAATGCCTAATGGTATAGATACTGATCCAGAGACCCTTTATAAAGCTCCTACTATTGATGAAACACTATTCTCAAAACCTGAAGCTACTCAAGAAGAACCTATGTATAATCCTCAGCAAGAGAAAGTTGAAGGTTTAAAGAAGATGTCTACTGTTATGGGATTATTGGGTCAGAATATTCCTTTTGCAGAATTGACAGATACCAATACTCCAGGATTGCTGTCCTATGTTAACCAAATATATAATTCATAAATCATATAAAAAAGAAAGGTAGGAGGTTTCCCTTCTACCTTTTTAAATATCCTTTTTTAGTGTTTGGAAAATTTAATACTACTCATAATCTGACATATCAAGAAGAATTTCTAACTTTGATGCTATTTCTGTCATTCTTTCTTGAATTACACTAATTTCAGGGATTCTATGTTCATGTCCCTCTTTCCATGTAACATTCAATATACCTAAGTCTTCACCCTTAGAAGTCTTCATAGCTCTCAAGGCAAGGGCTGTGCATTGATTCTCCTTAAGGATTCTTGCGTAACCTGCATCAACTTCTGTTACTTCATTCATATTGGAGAACCACTTGAATTTATTCTTTAACATATATCCTATAATAGGGAAGAGATTGGTAGGAATACACTGGAAATCCTTATAGTTAAATGTTACACCTTCAGCTGTATTTACAGATGGGAAGCTTTCATCATAGAATCTCTTATGATACCCTCCTATATACCTTTCTGTATTATGCATCAACTCAATGGTAACAACATCACAATGAAGAGCATCTCTAAGATAATCTGTTAATTCATTAGCCTCTTCCTCTATCCTTGATGTTTGTGCATAACATTCTTTGTCTTTCTGTTTATTCTTCTTCTCTTGTTCTTGCATTGCTATAAGTACAGCATTCATTACTCTTTTCTGGGCATACATGGAGTATAATATCATTGCCAGTCCAACAATAACACCAATGGTTATTGGGTTTGGTTTCATAATAATACTTACTACCCAATCATATAAATTGTCCCTTAAGAATAATTTACCTAAGAATAGGGCTATTAAAGTACAGAGGATTATCTTGAAAAATATACTCACAGAGTGGTCTTTTACTTCATTTAGTTTACTGAATCCTCCTAGAAATTCTGTGATTGCCTGTATCACACTAGAGATTTTTTCTAACATTACCTTTACTATTTACATATTCTTTACTGTTGTTCAAGGATGTCATACTGTCCAATGTGATATTTGTTACACACCCTACAGAAATAGGATGTCATTCCATATAATCTATGTTTTGAGATATACTTATTAGCTTCTTTTTCAGTTTCATAAGTCTTCTTGCTTTTACCTTTAGAGGTATAGTGTTGTCTTGGTCTGGATTTCTCAAAAGGTATCTTACAAATTCCCATATTAACAATATCTATCCTTTCATGCAAAGATATATACATTATGTATGATTATAGAGATGTTAAGAAAAGTGCTAAGAATAGTTACTATTTTTCTTAGGAATAGTACAATAATTTAAGGATAATAACGTTATTAGATAAAAAGAGTTGTCTATGAAGAATTCTTTATATCAATATTATAGTCAGAATCTTCTTAGTTTATATGAGGTTAGAAGACATTTCTTGTGGCATTTCTATTGTCAGAATCATAGTAGAAATGATGCAAGGAAAGTCTTGAAAGCTGTTGTTACTTCTTCTAGAATAGGTAGGATAATAGATAAATCCATATTGAAAAAACATGCACCTAATTATAGTGATTTCCTGTCTACTATAAAAGGAATGCTTAGATTCTGGTTTTGTTCTAAAGAAACTTTGGTATTAGCTACTATAGAGGCTATATTGAAATGGGATATTGTAGCTAACAAAAAAATGAAGTTAAAAACTCAAGATGAATTAAAACAAGATACTCTTAATGTACTTAAGAAATATTTAATTTATAGAGAAATACCCACAGATAATGTTCTTTCAGCAGAAGCTGCTTCTACATCTTCTCCATCTGTGGATTTAGAGTATATGAAACCTTCTTCTGATGATAAATCTTCAGAGGATACTTCTGAATCGGAGGATTCTACTTCTCTTCAGACATGGACTTTAGATGAATTTATCAATGAATTTGGGCCAAAGATGCAAGTAAAGGAATTTGCAAATAGTAAAACAGGAGATTTATTCAAAAGTTGTGTGTTTACTAAAGGTAAAACTAGAACCTTTGTTGCTTTTTCTTCTAAGTTAGGTGAACACACTAAGAAAGAATTACTTGATATGAAAGATGAATTAATAATACTGAAAGTACAAAATGGTAAGTATAAACTTGCCAAGCACTATTATACATAAAGTATTAATATTTTAAATTACATAACATGAAGAAATATATACACTTTGTAATTCCTTATGCAATATATGTTAGTATAGTTTTAATAACTATAGCTGATGCAAGACGTGATTATTGGCAGTTGTTTATCTTTTGGATTATTACTCTGCCTTTGATTGTAGGGTATATTGCTTACATTATATGGGAACGCAAGAACAAAAAGAATAAAGGAGAGTGATTAGCTCCCCTTTATTTCTTTATCTATTAGAAGGTGAAGCTTCAAATATCTTAAAGATAGCATCATCTTCATCCATTCTCTGCATTTGTTCCCAATCCTTGAAGAATGGCATATTGTATTTTACCATATTTCTCCAATACTTGTTTTCTCCTTTATGGTCACCTGATTTAAGATCTGTAACAATATCACCATTGGTAAGACCATAGAAAGTATAGAGTAGGGAGTTCATAGTATTCAATGATGCCATAGGAGAATTAAGTACTGTCAACCAATTAGAGATATTCTTAGGGTGAGGCATTGAAGCTTCAGTATCAAGAATAGCTCTTTTTGTCTGATATATCCACCATCTTCTCCAAAACTCTCTCTTATGTTTATCTGGATCTCCAAGGGCAAAACCAAGACCTAATAGACAAATGTACATGAGCATTTCTGCTCTAACTCTCTTGATATTATATTTCTGCATATCATCAAGATTATGCCATTGTGCCTGAGACCTAAACATAAAGGTATAGAAGTCTTTCATAAAGAGTCCAATAGCATCTAACTTTTGACCCCTATTCCAAGTATCTTTGGTGTCATCATTGGTAAGACCTTTGTATAAACTATACCAATATCCTTCTCTATCTTCTCCAAGAGAAGCATCAAAGTGTCTCTTCCTAAACCTTCTTGAATAATGTTCAACCATCCACTGTCTAAAGTTCATTATGCCACGTCCCCACCATTTTTGATGTAATAATCCCTTATCCTCTTCATTCATGGCACCATGAGTAGACTGGTTGACATAACGAACTTTCTTTCTTACTTTATCAATAAAAGTATCTGTTATAGCATTGCCATCAAGGTCTGTTACTCCAGTCTTTAAATGGAGTTCTGAGTTACCATCCTGTTTATTAACTACTTCAAAGGCATCATATAGGCTTATCTTCTTACCATTCAACAATACTTTCTGATTATGGAGAACACCATACATATTTACATAGTGAATAAGATACTCACCAGAAGAATAGCCTATGAATGAACAATCATGAGAGATTAATTGCCTGAACATACTTTTATAGTATTTAGTATGACTCTTTTCAGAGAAGTTTTCCTGAAGAGGGTCAAACAGTTCTCTCATAAGTACACTCTTGTGATTTACATTGTTAGTAAGTAACTCTGCCAGTTCTCCACCAACACCTGCACTGCCAAATAGTTTAGTATGTGCCCAAGCATAATCCTTGAAGTTGTAGAATTCACCAGCACCAGCTTCAATCATCATCTGAAACTCACCCATAAGGTAATTGGCAACAGCACCTTTGACATTAGTAGCCAAGCCTTTAAATGATGTATAGGCAAGGATATTGCTGAACATCTTAGCCCAAGTCTTGTTTTCATTAGGGTCTCTGTTTTGTCCATAGATATGCTGAGCAATAAAACCTTCTATAAGTTCTGTAGTATTGGTATTTTTTCCTCTTTTCCATAAATCCTTGAATACTCTTATCTCTTTATTCTGTATCACATCACCTTTTGGGTCTTTATCCCTAGCACTCTGATTTTTCACAAAGTCACCAATAAATTCAACAACCTGTGCTATCTGACTCATAGAATCATAGTTAATAGCTGTTCCTGCAAGGGCTGCAATACCAGTTGAGAAGTTTTTAAGAAGTTCTCCTTCTTCAACTTTGTTGACAAAGAAAATAGGAATTTGTCTTAGTGGAGTGTTATCAAAAGCACCTTCTGTAATCTGATATTCATCACCATCAATAATACCATTCATATTATAGTTTTCGTCATCTTCCCTTATCTTATAGAAGTTCTCAGCTTTATTTCTTACAGCTTTAGCTACATCCTTGAAGTTCTTGGCATCATGCATAGCATCAAGGAATTTACGTCTTATTTGTGGTGGGAGATATTGATGCTGAGCATAGGCTGGTAGAAGAGAGCCAATCTCACCTTTAAGTTGCATCATGGTATCATAGTATTCAATCTGTTCCTGAGTCCAATCTTTCTGAAAGTCATCACTCTTTCTATAACTATCATTAGGTACCCTTTCTGTTCTACTATTACCATTAGTATTATCTACAACTCTGTCTTCTGTATTCAGGTCTTCCCAGTCTTCAATAGCCTGTTTTAAATCAAAACCTCGAAAACCTTGACTATAGAGAGACTTAATCTTTGCTGATCTTGCTGCTTTATATAATTTCCAATCTATATCACTAATTATATGCCCATCATCCTCATACATAAATTCAGAATTATGTCCAGCTTTATAGAGTTTATCTGTAGCTCGACGAATTCTAAGAGATATACTATTCATAGCTGCATCCCTTGAATCCTGAGCATTCCTAATGATAGAACCCATAGCACCAATGATAGGATTAGAGGCTCTACCTATGCTATATAACCAGTCAAATTTAGTAGAGTCTGTAATAGCCATTCTGATAGCATTGATCATAGACTGACCATCAGGAGTAGTGTTTCCCACAATTTCTATCATAAGGTTGGTCATAGTACTCTCTGTAAGATTATCGAGCATATTTTCCTTTTTATCAAAGAACTCTTTCAAGTCTTTAGCAGTCTGACGGATATTATCAATATCTGTTTGGGCAATGGACTCATCAATGGTAAGATTCTCATCTGCCAAAGCTGATACCAATGGATAATATTGCTCTTTAAGAGATTTAATATCCTGTAAAATTTTAGCAGTACCAAAGGCTTTCTCTAATTCTGTACCCGTTTGAGGAATACCTTGAAGCATAGTATCAATATCAGCTATCTGAGAAGATGCTTCTCCTAAGAAATTTAATACTCCAGAGTAATATTTCTTACTAGATAACTCCTTCATAAGTTTATTAAGTACACCTTCAAGTCTTTTTCCTTCAGTATTATTACCTTTTTCCTTTTCAAGTTGCCTAATCTGCCTTTGAAGAGTAATAGCTGCATCTGCTGCTGCGTCAGAAAGAGTTCTAATTTTAGATGATGTCCTATGAATCTCATTGATGTCTATCTTATACTTCTTATTAAGCATTTGAATTTCAGCCTTAATCTTCTGTTCAGGACTATTAGTATAGATATTATTTTTCAATTGAGCAACCTGATTAATAAGAGCATCCATATCTATACCTTGATATTTCTTGGCATCAGTAATAGCCCTCATTAATAATCTCTGTTGTGGAACAGTAAGACTTATAGCTCCATGATTAAAGTCATTAAGGGTCTGTGCTGCATTTTCAATGGAACCAAAGATATTGATAACCCTTTGGACATGTGGAGAATTAGGACTTAAGGAGAATAGAATCATAGCATCCTTCTTATAAAGGTTACTAATACCTACTCCTGCAAGGTTCTTAAGATATTGTGCTAAATCAGTATTCATAGCATTGAATACACTTTGCAGTTCTTGTGGCATAGCAGTTATATCTACACCTACATTATTAAATACCTGCTTATAAATATCCCAAGTCTGAAGATTTTTCTTAACACTATCTCCATAGGTATGTGTCCTGGAGTTTTTTTCTGAAACAATGATGTTATAGATGTCACCATGTTGTACTACTATTGAAGTAAGTCCTTTATGATTATCATTGAAATCATCAGCTTTCCTTAAAGCATCTTCTGCATTAGAGAAATTTATTCTCTTACCATTAATATCTACAGCTCCCAACTGAAGTTCTGCTGTAGAAAGATTACCAATATCTTCCTGTATAGACTTGAAATCAAGGAACTTCAAAACATCTTCTGCATTATGTTGCCCCTGACTATTTCTTTCTATATTAGCTTGATCCATTTTATCTGCTATATCAGATACTGTATAAGATGCATAGAGCCAATTAGTAAGTGGTCTATCCTTCAGTTTCTCAAGCATCTTTTTATACATCCTTGAAGGCTCCCCATTGGGAGCCTCAGGATATAAAATACATGAACTATTACTCATACACTAACAATATTTTTTAAACTCATTAATTGCTTCATCAATACTTAAATCTAATCCTTTCTGTTTAAATATATTCTGTAAGAACTTACCAAAGACTTTTTCTCTACCTTTGATACTCTCAGCTCTCTGTAAAGCCTCTTCCTTACTTAATGTAGGAACCTGTTTCATAATCAAGTCTGCAAATGCTGCAAGGTTCTTAACCTCTTCAGTCTTTGTAATAACCTGATTATTTGAAGTATCTTCAACATTAGACTCTTGAGGACTTTCTGTTTTCAGGTCTGAAGCAGAGTTATCCTCGGTAGTCTTTGTAGTATCACTCAATGGGTCTTTAATGTCTAAGGTACTCATCTCCAAGTATTCACCATTGTTACCAAGAGGTTTAATTAACTCAAAAACAAGTTCTTCACCTTTATCAGAAGTAAGATGCCAGAGATAAGTATTGTTATTCACTTTAGTTTTCATATAAGAAATACCTGCAAGGTCAGCAATCTCTTCTGGTCTATAGACAGTAAGTTTGTTATGCTTAACATCTATATTATAGTGAGTATCCTTGCCTCCCTTTCTTGGAACCAGCTTATTGTTTTCCCAGTTATTTCTAATAAACTGATCAATCACCAAGTCAGGAATTACCTCAGGGAAATTTCTATATGTATCAACATATGTGGCATTACCATTCTTACTCTTTAGTTTTTCCTTTACATAGGTAGGAACCAAAGACATGAAAGTCTTAGGAGAGAATCCAATACCAGCTCTAAAGAAACTGTAGTTAAACAGCATCTGAGAAAGCTCTGGATCTTCCTTATGCAAGTCAATCCAAGCACTGCGAAGTTCTTCTTTTCTCTGTTCATCCATACCTGTGGTATTAATCACAAGATATGGTCTTCCAGTCTTCTTGGAGACATTCATTCTAATAGCTTGAATCAAGGCATTATCTGAATACTTTTCCTTGAACTTCTGTTCCATAAACCACTTAGGAAATTCTGTAGCATAACTTTTAAGATGCTTAGGATTAATCAGACCTGACTGTATCAACAGATAAGACTGATAGAAGTTAGAGAACTGATCCAAAAGTTTCTTGTCATTATACATCTTATCAGCAATATCAGCAGGAAGATTAGCCAATAGCTTTCTGAAACTATTACTACCAGTAGGCATATCAGAGAATATAGCCTTTGCAATATCCACAGTTCTTGCAAACTGTTTCAATACTGGATGGTCAAAGAATATATCATCAATATCAACAGGCATATTATCAGCAGTGTAGAAGTGAGTACCATTCTCTGTGTTAACATCAATGAACTGAGACATCTTATGCTCAATAATAAGATTATCTATAATGAGTGGACCAACAGCACTGGAGATAGAATTGAATCTTGTAGCATAGGTAGGCTTACGCATAGCATCAGTAAGATTTCTTATTTTCTGGAAAGCAAGAAGTACTTTGTAATCAGTAGCTTCATGTTCCTCGGAAGTAAGACCTTCAACCAGTTCCTCTGTAGTAAGTTCCTCGGTATTAATCAAAGAATCATCATTGATGTTATTCTTTTCTCTATACTCAGTCAGCCATTTCTCAATGATGTTGGACAAAGATTCATAATTGGTAAGATTCTCTCTATTGAACTTGTTGAGGGTTCTTTCTATAATATCCTGGGAAAGGAAGAGAGCTGCATCCTCAAATGTCATACCCAATCTAAGCATAGTATTCAGCATACCAGCTGTAGTCATGTTAATATTCATCAAGTTCAAGATAGGATCTTTTACAGCATCTGCTGAAGCTGATACCAAAGAACCTAAAGTCTTACCAATAAGGTTGCCCTCTCTATCATACTTCATATCAACCTGCATTCTTTCACCAAAGGTAGTACCTGCAATAGTGAAGGGATTTTCTCCACAGATTTCAGATACATCAAGGAAGATGTCATTACTTTCAAGAGTAGCATGAGCTACCTTATTGACAGCAAACACACCAATCAATGATGCAGCAGCACTATTCTGCTTATAGAACTGTACCTGAGTATCAGCAAAGGTAAGGTCTTTATCTGTATAAGAAAGGTCTTTGAGTTCATCAATAGACATTTTCTGAAGGTCAGACCACTTAATACCCTTGTTAGCAGGATTCTTATAGGCAGCAACCATATAACCCATTTTCTTAGGAGCATCAAATCCTCCAGGATTAAGAATCTTATCAGCAGTCATCTGATTAGTGAGTACTGCATAAGTCATATCAATAATCTTGTTATCTCTGTATGTTCTACCAGAAGTAGGAGCATCAGTATAATAAGCAACCTGTTGATATTTACCATAAAGCCACTGCATGAATTTATCAGCAGACTTCATCTTCTGAGGATTGTCGAGGAACATTCTTACCTGTTCACCAACCCAAGTATTGTTGGTTTTACCATCATGTGCCTTCTTATAGCTTTCAGTTGCTATGTTAAATAACTCCTTTTCAATCTCATTTTTCTTTCTTGTCTTGATAGGAATATCCTTACGCATGACATATCTCTTATCAACATCAAAGTCAGAGTCATCAATCTCTGTAAGTTCATAAGGAAGCATGATAGCATCACCAGCTTCTCTAGGCATGAAACCTATAACCTTCATAGGAGCACAAGAGTACTTATCCTCTGTAGGAATACGGTAACTTACCATCTTAAGAAGCTCTGGATCCACAGCATTGATAGCATCTACATTAATAGTACCATCAGCATTGGAGAATTTATCAAAGAGTTCATTAGACCAGATAGGAGCAAAGACTTCAAAGTAAGCAATACCACCTTGATTTCTCTTAAGGTACTCCTTATAGGAAAGATTATCATGCTCAGAAGCATTATACTCTTCCTCAAGAGACATAAGATTACCTTGCTTGTCATTAAATCTGATATGCAACTGAGTAGACGTACCAAAGTTAGATACCTGAACAATAGGACCACCAGCAATCTTCTGCTTATTTACTCTGTTCTTAATGATAGAGTTGATAAGCTGTTCAATTCTCTTAGCCTGTATTGGGTCACCTTTTGGTATTCTGAATTCACCAGTCTCCTTATCAATAGAACAAGCCTGCAAGAGGTCTATTCCATATCTTGGAGAAGACATGATTTCTCTTTGAAGAATCTTGGAAAGAGCAATATTCTGTTCCTTCTTGTCATTGCTGTTGAAGTGCAACTCTGCTGCAAGATTATTAATACTTTCCTCAATGTTGGCAGCAATAGTCTTCTCATACCCTTTTCTGAATTCATCTACCTTTACCTTTCTGTGAGTACCATCAGGTTCTGTCCACTCATAGAAGTTATCTACCTGATTACCATTCTCATCAGTAGTATAAAGGTCAAGGTCAGAAGGAGTAATCATTCTAATCTGAGAACCATGAGCCTGAGAATGCTCCTTAAAATGCTCAGGAACTTCTTGCTGCAAGCAGTAGTCTTCATAGGAAGCTTCATGTACAAAGGTATCAGTATTATAGTTCCTATAAACTCTTTCACCTGTAGCATCAGTCTCTTCCTTGAAGATTTGATTCTTCATATAGGTATAGGCAGCTTCCTCACCTCCTTCCATATCTCTGAACTGGAAGATATTCATCTTACCTTGAAGACCAGACTTAATGGCGGATTCAAACTGAACAGTATCAATACCCTTGGTAGGATTCAACTTCTCAGAATCTTCCATTACTCTATAGACTGCCCTAAGGAGATTTGGTCTGGAGAGCTTTTCACCTTTAAGGATAGCATCAGCCATAATGAGAAGATATTCTGCATTCTTAGCTTGGAAAGGTACTTTCATAGAATGAATAGGAGCATTAGCTACACCCATATCCTTTGTGAGCTTTGAATACACAAATGGCTTCAATGGCTGGAATGCTGTCTCCAAGTCAGTATAGTTGTATTCACCTTTCTGTAGCTTCTGATAAATATCTTCTGCCTGCTTAGACCATCTACCAAAGATGAATGCCTTCTTTCTATAAGATGAAGGAGACGAATATCCCTGAGCATCAGTAACATTAATCTTGGTATATTTACCATCCTTACCTACAAGAGATTCCTTAAGAGCCATCATCTGAGCTTTTTGGTTTGCTGGAGCAGCAGCAATTCTTCTATCAAATACCTCTGCAATATTAGCAATGATATTAGACTTGAAACTGTCAAAATCTTGTAAGATGAATGTTCTATACTTACCATCAGATACTCTGTTGCCATTATAATCAGTAGCATAAATATTACCTCTTACACCAGGAGCATGAAGCTGTGCTAAACGCTTCTGCAAGTCCTCAGTATCCTTATAGAAAGCAATGTCAGTAAGAGTCAGCTGCAAGATATTCTTTGAAGCAAAAGCATCATTCCAAAGAAAGTTCTCTACTTGCTTTCTTACCCAGTCATCAGCTTCTTCATCTTTCAGTTCAGAAGGATAAATACTCTTGATACTCTTAGCTGCTTCCAAGATACCATTGTTTTCCCAGTTATCAAGAATAGATTGAACTCTATCTTCCATGTGCTGACGGATAACTCTATCAGCAAGTTTACCAAGTTCTGCCTCTTCCTCAGCAGTAGGAGCTACTTCTCCCTCTACTTTCTTCTGAAGAAGAGATGCTAACCTACTATTATCAGAAGAGATGGTATTATCTTCATTACGAAGAATATCTCTCTTGGCAATCTTATCAGCAGTATTCTCCAAATAGTTATTCAATACAGGAAGGAAGTTAAATCTACGCCCATTGGTATCAAAGTTTTTGATGAAACCAGCATCCTTTTTATCCATGTTTCTCATTCTAACAGTCTGGATTCTGCTAAGTTCCTGCAAGAACATATTATGAAGACCATAGACAATGGAGTTCTTATATCCTTCACCCCTATAAGAGTAGAACTTAATGAATTCTGATGATGGCTTATTAGACTGCATAGGTACTCTGAACCATGCAGGAACCATATTGGTACTATCATCAGTACTTTCTGCAAAATATTCTGTGATGAGGGATAAGGTATATTCTGCATCACTCATATTACGCATATAGTTGTGCTTGTTGAAGTTCAACTCTACCTTATGGTCAAATACCTTACGGGCATCTTCATCCTTTGCAAGTATTCTAAGCCACTCATTTCTCCATCCTTTATCTACATCACCATTTTGGAACTTAAACCACTCAGAAGAACCATATTCATTCATAATGAAATCCTCAAATGCCTGACCTTCTTGACGGAATTTATTCATCAGTTTAGTCATAAATGATGGTGTGATATAAGACTGATACATCTTACCACTATCATAGAATGCATTGACAGCAGTATCTTCCAACTTGTCAGTAATAGGAGTAAGAAGATTCCTCAAACTACCACCAATAGAGTTCTCTGTTCCAAACTTAAATGGGTCATACTCCTTGAGAGTTCCTTTATTCTGAGCCTGCAAAGCCTTATCCAAGTCCTTGACAATATAACCAAGAGATTCTGTAATCTTCTTGATGTTCTCTGCATTGACTACATCAGTAAGCATTTCCTCTGTGATGTTATAACCAAAGCTCTTACTGATACCTAAGATATTATCAGTAGCAGTCTTTGACATAGTATCATCCAAAGTCTTACCTTCCTTAATAGCCTTGTCAATTTCCCTCAACTCAGTCAAAGCCTTATGAAGATTGAACTCTGAGTTCTTTCCTGTAGTCTGGTCAGTACCAAGAAGTTTAGAATTAATCTTACCATTATTACCAAAGAGAGGATGTTCTCCAATTTTGAATAGGGCAGAGATGGACTTCATTGCTTCTGAGAGTGCAGGATGACTATTTACAGTCATGCTATAATACTTACCATCTTCAAGCAATACAATAGAATAGAGCTGGAAATGCTTAGAGAATACTCCATAGAACTGGCTTTGGAAATCAGTTTCCTTACCACTCTTATCAGAAAGTCTTTGTATAAGTTGAGACAACCAAGGGTTCTGCTTCTGCTTATCAGATAATCTCTTAATCATATCATCAAGAGATAATGCTCCCTGTGTCCATCTCAAGATACTATTGACGGACTCTCTTGGATTTACCCTTTCTGCAATTCCCCACTTACTATAGACCTTGTTACCTTCTGCATCCAAGAGATAGCATTCATGAAGACCTAATCTTACCAAGGCAGACATAGAATTAAGAACATCAATGGTCCTAGATTCAACCTGCCAATGTTCCTGCTCATCTTTTTCTCCCTCTTCTGCTGCTATATCCTGGTCATTGGAATAGTCATTGAAGTTGTCGAAATCTACCTTAGAGTCCTCTGTGGTAGTAAAGTTACCTCTACTATAGTCCTTGGTGATACCAAAGCCTTCATTCATAGCAAAGATGTCTGCTGCCAGATACATAATAGCATCCCAGTTGTCTGTAATCAGCTGAGCCTGCATCATAGTATCTGTATCCTCATAATCCATTACCTGAGGTGAGAACAGAATCTTGGTTCTCTCAATAAGTCTATCAAGACCTATAGTCTCTACAATTTGCTTTCTAGATGCAGACTGAAAGTCAAGGTCTGTATTGAGAGAAGGGAATAGAGTCTTGGCAAGACCTTTTTCCTTCTGAAGATTAGTAATCTCATCAGAGATAGAGTTGACTATCAGTTCTGCTGTATGACGAACTTCTGTAGCAGATAGAGAAGCACCAAGTTCTTCTAAGTCCTTATCACCATTAAGCAGGTTGTCAATCTGCTTATTAAGCTTGTCATACTCACTGAGATTAGTCTCTACTTCTTTCTTCTGAGAATCCTTGGATTCCTGAAGATACTCTTTCTCACTTGTTGCTTGAAGCACTGTGTCCATTTGATTGATAATGTTTTGATTTTCCTCGAATGAGTTCTCCATAGATAACTGTGCATCCAATTCCTTTAAATAAGGTATCTTCCAGGCAGCATCTACAGGTGTCTCATCATAGAGTTCATTAAAGTATTCATAACCTGGAAGAGAAACTTTCTGTGTTTGTCCTTCTGGGAAAGAAGGATTAGTTACTTCTGTTTCTGATTCCTCTAATTGTTGTAATTGATACTGCTGAGCAGCATCATATGAGTCTTTATCAAAATGCTTAGGCTCTGCGACTTCATGGTCAACCATAAATACAACTTGAGGATTACCATGATTCTTTGCAATATTATCATGATCATACTCCATATTGTAATCCATAGTTGCAGCAGTATGGAAACCTAAAGTCTTCTTATAGATAGCCTGTAATGGCTGCTTTGCACTCATGTAGGCATCAAGATGGGTAGCACCTTCTTCCTTAACCATATCTTTAATAGCATAAAGGAAACCTTTATTAGTACTAGGGCTAAGAGAGAATACACTTATCAAATTGCCATCAGGTTCTATAGCAAATCCACATAAACCATCTTCTGTAATAAAGCATTTTGCATTAGAATAATTATCATGTAAATCTACTAATTCTCCATTAGGAAGATAGATTCTTACCATCTCAAATATATCATGGAATAATTTTCCATCTACTCTTCCTACATTAAAAGTGCCTACACTATTATCTTTGTTTGTATGGGTTAAATGAGATTGGACGCCATGCCAGCTACCATTGCTGTTGGCTCCCAAGAGTCCTCCCAGAATCCCTCCGATTCTTTCTTTATCCTCGTCATTAAGTTCCCTTTCTCTGAGCTGAAAGCTGGATACTCCTTTTTCAGAAAACTTACGGCTTCCTTCTTGAACTCTTCTAAACTCCTCTGTTGTTTTGTATTCTTCTGTTCCATTTTCTTTTGAATTTTTATTTTCAGAACGTGAATTATTTGGATTTATTTTATTATTCTGAGCCTTTTTATTAATCTCTAAAGGAGAGCCTTCTTTCTTGACATTATTACTAATGATAGTAACAGTATCTGTAGCTCTTGATACACCAACATATTCAAGCTGCTGCTTGATATTAGCTGCTTGATCAGGTTGAGTACCCTCTACTTCTACATCACTAAGGTCTCCTAAATCAACTTCTTCAGAACTCTTTAACTCTGCATTAGCTGCATCATTTCTAGTATCTTCTCCAAGGTCAACCATTTCCATAGCATTAGCAGCATTGTTGTCACTCATAGAAGCCCTAGATACATCTACATCATCCATTAGTACATGGGTAAAAGTAGAACCTTGTGACTTATGAATGGTAAGAGCATAGCCAAAGTCAATAGTCTTAGCCTGTAAAAGGTTATGGCTATTGTCTTCAATATTATCATTGACAAAGAGGAAAGAATCAATAGCATTAATCTTAGCATAGATTGCTGCCTTGGCTTCTCTACCATAGGCTCTTCTAGCTTCATTCCATAACCTCTTCTTCTCATTGGCAAGAATCATAGCACTCTGTCTATTCTGAGCATTATTCTTAATGTCCATGAAGTCGAATGTATCTATATTACCTAATGAGTCTTCTAGAGTAAGAGGAATAGCCTGCATTACTACAGGAGTACCATTGTCTAATCTGGTCTGTACTGTAGTAGGTTTACCAACCTGAGTTACTTTGTATGATTCAGAGTTAATGAATCTATAACTCTTGGTTTTCCATTCATATCCCCAGTTTGCATAACCTGTCATAGGCTCACCTACATGTGGAATAGGAGAGTCATACCCTAAGAGTTCTCTTACCTGATTATTATAAGCAGTTACAGCCTTGTTGGTATAAGCAAGAATTCTAAAGTAATTAGGATTCTGCTTCAAGCCTTTAACATACTTATCAATAACTTCATTGATAGCATCTTGATGCTGAGGAGAGATATATGCAACACCTTCACCTTTACTATTGAATGATGATACCTTAGACAAAGGTTCTCCATTACGGATAGCTGTAGCTTCCTTAAGGATAGCATTATCATCTGTTCTTTCTACTTGAGTAAGACGGATGACTTTACCTTCACCATTTCTAAAGACCTTAGAGATTTTATCCTCATTGACAGGAGCCAGCTGAGCTTCATCACCTACATAGATAATCTTAAGATCCATTTTCTTGGCAATATCATTAAGGATTTTATAATTCTCCTCATTGATCATAGAAGCTTCATCAATAATAATGGTAGTTCCTGGCATGATATCTACATCCTTCAAGACATTTACCAAGTTTCTTGCATTATAAGCTTTACTTGAATCTACTTCTACATTAATACCAAATACTTTATTTAATGTAGATGCCTTAAAGCCTGCCTTAGATACTCTATCATTAAGTACTGCTGCTGCCTTATTGGTAGTAGCACAGAACATTACAGGTCTATGCTGCTTTTTCCCCTTCTTGGCAATCATTTCCATAAGGGAAGTCTTACCAGTACCTGCGTATCCACTAAGAGTCATAGATGTCTCATTAGACTTCATGAATCTATCCATCTCATTGAGGGCATCTATCTGCTGAGCATTAGGCTTGAAAGGAGCTTTGACTGTAGTACCATCAGCAAATGTAAAGTCTTGAGGTACAGCTTTCCCACTATGTTCTTTTTTAGGTTCAATGTCATTAATAAGATCATAGTCAGCAGACTCCTGCTTAATGAGAGAAATCTCATTATCCAGCTGTTCTTTAGACAAGGAATAAATAAAGTCTTTAGCATTACTTTCTTGCATAGAGGTAATATCATTGTTTATTACATACTTACCATTACGATTAAGTTCTGGAGTATTCAATCTAATATCAGCATCAATAATTATTAGATTGCCATTAGGAGTCTTTATAACATTTTCATCATGAAGGTCAGATACATACAAATCATCAGTGATAAAAGTATTGCCTTTATCTTTAGTTGACTTTGTAAAACCTGCCTTAGTAATAAATTTGTCTATCTCTGCTTGTGTTGCATAAGTTCCTTGAATGAAAGGTTGTTCAACAAGAAATTGGAACTCTCCTTTAGAGTTTCTTCCAAAGCCTGTAATCTTTAATGCAGCTTCAGGGAATAGAGTGTTATGAAGAGTAATTCTGTCAAGAGCAAACTGTGGAGTAATAAAATACTCTGTAGAAAGAATCTTTATAACATTAGTATCTCCATCATTAGCAAATACCTTAGCTTCTCCACCTTCTGCAAACAGTTCCTTACCTTCAATAGTATCAAGGTTATCATGCCAAATGCCCTTAGCTTTAGCCCATGATTCAACTATCCTTTCTTGGATAGGTTGTTGTCTTTTGTCTCTCTCATACCTTTCTGAGACTGAGAGTGGAGCATTTCTGCTTGAGCTTTCATTTGAGCTAAGGAGTATGGATGCTGTTGCATTTGTTGCACCTCCTTTATACATTCCTCCTGATGCTTCTTGAGGAAATCGTTTATAAGTGACTTTGCCATTTTCTATATCTTTAATTAAATTATCTAATACTGTAAGTGATTCAGAAGTCCATTTACCAGATTCTATTACACTTCTAATAGTATCAAGAGATTTATCCAACTGTTCAGTGCTTTTATTATTATAACGCTGATTTTGCAGATTTGTTGTATTATTGGCTACTTCTTTTCTGAGCTGGCTCTTGATACCATTATAGCGCATATAGGTATCAATATCAAATGCATTAAGAGCTTTGTCAAGAGCATTCATTGAACGCTGATAGTAAGTATTAGAAGTATGAAGTCCAAGGAGAGACTTAAAAGCATCAAGTACTCTTGACCAAAAAGACTTGTTAGCTTTGTTCTGTTTGTCAATCTCTTGAATCTTACCTCTGAAGACGGGATTAGCAAGTTCTGCAACAAACTCAAAAATATCAACAATGCCTCTTTCACCCTTTAGGATAGGATTGGTCTTGAGGTCTTGGTAAAGAGAGTTAATCTCAGTACGGAATTCCTGCAAAGCTTCAGGTCTCTTCCAATTCTTAGTCTGATTGGAGAGAGCATACATAGAGATAGAATGAAGTACTTCATGAAGAATGATAGAAGCCTTCATATTATTCATTATATCTCTTTCAAGGAAAGACTTCTTGTAGGTGATAGTATTGCTATTGGTGTATCTACCAATAGTTCCAAAAGGAAGAGATTCATTAAAAGATACCTCAATACCTAAATCCTTAGCAATACTAAAGACTTTATCAGCCAATACTTTAGAAGTTCTATCATCATTGAATCTATTGTATAACTCTTGAACCTTACTAATGGTATAGGTTTGATTCTCCCTAATACCAAGATTAAGCTTCTTGACATCCCTAATAGAACCAATGTTGTCAAACTCATCGAAGAAATTATCTTTATCATAGTTAGCTTGTTCTACAGGTCGCTTAACAGAAAGTACATAATTTCCCTTAGCATTTCTGTAATGAACAATAGCTGATTGAGGAAAGAAGTTTGCAGCTTCCTTTCTTGCTACTTGAAGTTCTCTAAGAGACTTGAATTCCTGTTGGGTATTATATCTCATTTCCCATAGTTTTCTTACAGACTTACCAGACTCCTGGTAATGAGTATTACCAAGCTGAGCCTGAATATAAACATCTGTAGGAAAGAGAGTTTCATTTCCTGTTTCTAACCAATACTTGTGAGTAATAAGCTCAAGAGTATTACTATTCACATTATTCCTTGTGGATAGATTCTTGAACTCTTTACTACTTATATTTACGCATCCCATAAATTATTAATTATTTAATTTTGAGGCAAAAATAAGTAAATTCCTAAAGAGAAAGTTTTACTTAACTAATATCTTTATATTATTTAAAGGGTTTATTTGTTTAAACCAAGGAGAGTAGATTAAAGCCCTCCTTAGCTTATTCTTATCTTGCTGTCAATCCACTCAACAGCCTTATTTAACATATTCTGAAGAGTCTGTCTTTCAGAATCAGTCATTTTGGTTTCTTCAATAGCTGCATAGGAATCACATTCCATAGCTAATGAGGAGAGTTTATTCCTCATTCCTACACTCCATTTTGTTCTTTTCATATATTATAATTTTAATCAATATTACAACATACTTCCTCTATTACTTTATAGAGATCAATATCCTCTACTATATCCTCAATAAAGGCAACCTTACCTTGGGTATATTGAAGGTCAGAGATATACTGCTTAAGTTCTATGATTTCCTGAATATAGTCAGGATTATCCTTAACATACTTCTCATACTCTATAAGTCTATCTTTAGAACTACTTATGTCCTTGCTTAAGTCTGTAACAACTTCTCTAATACTTTCCTTGGTTATAGTAGTATAAGAATCTTCCTTACCTGCAAATACAGGATGTATATTCTCACTAAAATATTGGTATAGTTCTGTATTACGGGAGAATGCAGCTAAGAGGATATACTTCTTTTCTTCTTTATCTGATTTCCTTTTAGGAACAATATAAATTGATAAATAACTACTCATATTACAAATCTTTTCCCAGTTCTTTAAGCATTAAATCATGTGCCATTGAAGCTACCTGTTTTGCATCAGGATGTGGCAGTCCTGTAGTACCTCTGTATCTAAGGTCAAAGAAGTGTTTCCAATCAGATACAAAGCCAGTCATTATCAACTCTGTCTTTAAGGAGTTTGGTAAAACAGCTCTTGCTTCTTGTGGTTTCCATCCACTATTGATAAGCAAAGTGTAATGTGTTTCTGCATTATTCAAAGTCCATAAGAAAGCATCAATGTCCTTATGTTCTCCTTCAGGTAATTGAATCTTCATCTTATTAATATCACACCAATCGCCATCCCAATAAACATATTGACCTGTAGGAATATCTAACCAACAAGGCTGAATGAATGTAAGCTCATTACCAAACTTATCTTTGGAGTAGTTACAGTATCTTGTACTCTCTTGAGCAAAAGACATTACTCTATGCCTTACAAATTCATGGGATACACCTCTATCACATACAAAGTGCACAGTAACTCTTCTCTCATGGTACTCTGTAGGTTCACAAATATATTGTATGTCATTAAGCCAGCCATTTTCTACAAGAACTCTGTAGTTAGTAGTAATATAGATTTTCATATCCCTTGAATTAGGAAATTGTCTAAATATCACTTTTGAATAAGGATTCATAAGATACCTATCCACCTCTAAGGATTCATTACCATTTCTTCTGATATATAAATACACAGTTCCATGCTCCAACATAGCACCATGACCAGACTTAATCATCCTATCTACAAATGGCTTGGCAGAATCTTCTGTTATCTTATCCTCAGACTTATAACATACTCTACCTACTTTCTCAATCTGTTTATAAACTCCTTCAATACCTTCTGACTGTAGAAGTAGTCTAACTGATGGTTTAATTAATTTCATATTATTTTCTTTTATTCATTTGTTTCTTCTTATAGGTAATATATCCTGCTGATGGTCTATAACCTTGTCTTCTAGCTTCTGTAATGGTAATCATATTAGTTGCAGTCTTAGTCCTCTTAGGATAATACTGTCTACCTGTTCTAGAAACAAAAACATATTCTCTATCTATATTACCTCCTGGTTTATCACCATTATCTATATTGCCTCCAACATAGTTACCATTCTCATCACAGAAAGCTCCTGTATTGGCATCTATGTAGTAGCCAGGATAATCATCTGACTCATATATTTCTCTTCCATTATCTAAATACATAATTTCTTCTTTTAAAGGGTTATTTACTAAAGTTTACTTCACCAAAGACCTTAGAGAATAAAGACCTTGGCATATACATAATAGAGTTTTGCAAGTGATTTCTTTCCTTGAAGTCTTTAGATACACCTACTAATCTGCCTGTTCTACATGGGTTATTACCTGTTTCACCATCCTTTACTTCAATAATCATAGCTCCACCTTGCTTAACAACTCCTTCACAATCATTACAAAGACCTTGGAATATTTCTCTTGGAGCTTCCTTGTCTCCTTTGAGTTTACCTAACATGGCTACCCCATAGTCTTTTCCACAGCAAATGCAGCGTAAGACTGATGGATTAACACCATGCTTAGGACTTAATGTTATACTATTTTTTGTCATACATCTACTTCTTTAGTTACATAACCAAAATTCTCTATCAACTGCTCAATTACCATATCTGCATTAGCATTTGATTTCTCAATGACTTCTTTAAAAGCTTCTGCTAAATTATAAGGAAGGTTATTATCTTCTGAAGGTACTTTGATAAAGTATTGAAGTCCTTCATATTCATAGTTTATTGATAAATCTGTAATCATAATACTTTTGTTTAGTTACTCTTGACAAACATCTAAATCATCTACAATCCAGCCTTCTGAAGCTTTTATAAGAAGTTCATAGTGTTTGATTTTCTTTTTCATAGACTTTATGTTTTCATCGCTGCTGACTTGAGTTATAATGTCCATTGTTGCTTTATAAGAGTCAATTGCTTTTTGACAAAGAGTTCTTAACTCTTTAAGTAGAGTAGGGATACCTATAGCTTCATCATCATTCTTAAACTCCTCAAAGAAATTAGTATTATCAAAGTCATTCTCTTGAATCTTATTACAATACCTATGACCTTCATCATCTACCTCAGATTCATACTCTTCTGATATACTATAATTAGTGACATTGACTGGCATAGATTTACTCAAGCTATAAGATACACAGCAGTCTACTTTCACAGGTTTAGGATCAGATTGGTTATATGGAGCATTAGGATCATTATCTGCTCCCATTGGACAATTATCTTTCATATTTTAAATATTAAGTATCTGCACGAACAGTATAGTTTTCAAAATTATCAGAGATAGACATAAGAGCATTTATGTACTCTTTAGTTCCCTTTACCAATTGCTCATAAGTTCCCCAACCATTCTCTGGATTGAATTTCTTAAAGTAATCTGCATCCTCTAAAAGCCTTCTATAGCATGATATAACATCCTCTATATAATTCATGTCAGGTGTTACAATGCCTAAGTTTTCTTCAGGATGCCATAGAAGGTCATAGAGAGTTACTATAACACCATCTTTCTTAGAGATGTAATTACCTATAACCTTACATTCATCAGCCATAGTTGTCAGATTATGAGTAAGATTAATATGAAAATAAGTGTTATCTTCATAAGTCTTCTCCTCAATATCATCAGGATTAACATCAGGGAAGTAAGTTAAAACTTCCTGCTTGGTTTCAAGTTCTCTTGTTTCTCCATTATCCCTAACATAAACTCCTGTACCTCTATGAAGCACAGGAGTCTTACTATAAATATATAAATCTAAACTCATTGTTTTTCTTTATTACATTCCTCTAACCATTCCTCTTCTACAAAATAAGCAGAAGGTCCAAATTTATCACAGTCAGCTAAAGAACTATGTTCTTCAAAACCCTCTAATTCCATATATTCTTGACTTTCAGGAAATTCAATTAAAATGTATTTCATCTTTAGTTTTTATTATTATTTGACAATTCAATACACTACTGTCCAATAAAAAAGGGCAATTCGATCTTTGAAATAGTTGAATTATAGTCTTTTATGCAGTATTTGGCAATGAAACGGACTTGATTTTTAACTTTGTAGCCAAAAAGAATTGGCTACT